TGGAGGCACAATGTTAGATATACCAGACATTATACAACATTACACGGTTACATTACATAAAAAGAAAAGAACACAGTTTACACCAGACTTTTGGTGTAGAGAGACAGAACAGGACACTTGGATTATCTACCCATGGGAACCCAAAGGAGGTAAATAAAATGCCAATGAGAAAAGTTAGATGTGCAGTATGTAATAGAAAGGATGTAGTGGATACATTAAGTCATACACCACAGGTACAGATTATGATTAAACCAGATGTTTGGGTTTGTAGGAGTTGTGTGTGTGATGTTTTATTGAGATTAAAAAAGGAAAATTGGACAACATTTGCAGGGGTTTAAATTGTTAATTAAAGATATGGTTTATTATATTAGTATTTGCTGGGTTGATTGGAAAGATTTTATTAATGTTAAGTAATAAAAAAAGTTAGGAGGCAAAAAGAATGGGGGAAGAACAAACCAAACTTAAGGAGTTTGATAAACAAGGACGAAAGAAAAAAGGATTTTTTAAGAAACTTTTAGATAAGACAGTAATACCAGACATGATAGCAGAGAAGAAAAAACAAAAAGAGTGGGAAAGGCAAGTAAGAGAAGAGGCTAGGCAGGAAGCAAAAAAAGAAATGAAAGAGGAATATAAAAGATATATAATAGAGGAGGAAAAAGCTAAAATGATGAAGAAGAAAAAACCTATGTCAGAAAAGTTAGAAAAATTTGGGAAAGCATTTGACATGGGAACAATTGGAAGCAGTGAAAAAATAAGAGAAATGTTAGGTAGTGATACTGGAACAAAAGTTGCAAGTGATGATAAAATAAAAAAGATGATAAGTAGCAATGAGGGCGAAAGCAAAGTAATGGGAGATGAAAAAATTAAAAACTTAATGTCTTTTAGGGGAAGTGGGGTTGAACGCAAACACATTCCACGAAAACGTAAAACAAAGAAAACAAAAACAAAGAAGAAGGAAGAGACATCTGACGAGAAGATTAAAAGAATGCTAAAGTGGTAAAATGACAACAATTAATATATTAGATAAAGAGTGTTGGGTTTGTGGGGCAAAAGGTAAAATAACCTCACATCATGCAATTCCTCAACACATAAAACCAATTAAAAATATTGTAGTACCAGTATGTACTCGTTGCCACAAAAGGATTAATAATACTGATATAAGTAGTATGTTTGCTTATGCAGTAAAGATAGAAAAAGTGGCAGAGGATACAAGGAACAGTGCAAGTAAACTTAAAAATATGGTGGAGGAGGTTATATCACAAAAGAAAAATGAAGGCTGAAAAACACGTTAGTATGACAGGTAGTAATGAGTTGTTTGGCGGTGCTAGGTTAAAAGGAACGCCAGTATGGCAATGTAATATCTGCCATAAAAAATTCCAAAAGAAAATAATGGCTATAAGCCACGTATTAAATAAACATGGAGGAAAGAAAGATGAGTCAAGTGACAGTGACTAAATTATCTCTTTGGAGTATTGTGGGCTATTTTGTTTTTTATTTGGTTACACACGTTATAATTGGAGTTTTACAGAGAAAGAGTTTAAATAAGTTGGAACAAAATCCTAATAATGAAGAGATAAAAAAAGAGGTTAAAATATTAACCTTTTTATTAAAGTGGTATCCAGCAATTTATGTTGTGTTTGTAATTTTGATGTTTTATGCTTTTTAAATGAATAACTTTAAAATACAAGTAGAGGACGAAAGTAGTTTATTACCTGAGTTTATAGTAGATGAAAATACCAATTTTATGTTATTATATGATTGGCAAAGGAGAGCAATTGAGTTCTTTAATAAAAATAATACCTGTATTTTTGAGGTTACAACTGGAGCAGGAAAAACTTTTTTTGCAATTGAAATTATAAAACGTTTGTTTAAAGAAGATGAAGATTTAAAAGTTTTAATAGTTGTTCCTAAAAATATTATACTTGAGGATACTTGGTTTAAACAATTATATGAATTTGGTTTTACAATGGCTGATGTTGGAGTTTATTATGGTTTTACAAAAGAGTATGGGAGAAAGATTACAATAACAAATATGCAAAATTTAGAGAAAGTAGCATTAGAAATGTTTGATATGGCAATTTTTGATGAAATACATAATTATGGTACTAAACGTTTATTACCATTTTTAAAGTATCCTTTTAAGTATAAGATTGGTTTAAGTGCTACTGTGGAGAGGGGAGATAAAATGCATTGGGAGATAATTAAAATATTTAATTATAAAGTTTTTAAATATACACCACAGGAGGCTTTACGTGATGATATACTTAATCCATTTAACTTTGTTAATATTGCTGTAGAAATGGATGATGAAAATTATGAAAGATATGATATATTAACACAGGAAATTAACACATTGCTAAGAATGGGTGGTGGTTATAAAAAAATAATGGCAAGTGGAACAGGATTAAAAAATAAGTTATTAAAAAAGATGACAGAAAGGAAAGAGTTAGTTAATAATTATTCACGTAAGTTTGATGTTGTTAAATTAATTTGTGAGGAACACAAACAAGATAAGATAATTATTTTTAATGAGTTTAATGAGCAGACATCACGTTCATATTGGTATTTGTTAGATATAGGTGTGAAGGCTTGTGTTGTTCATAGTACAATGCCAAAGAAAAAAAGAGAAGAGAATTTAATAGGTTTTAAAAATGATAGATACCAAGTAATGTTGGCAACTAAGGTTTTAGATGAGGGTTATAACTTACCAAAATTAGATGTGGCAATAATAGCAGCTGGGAACAGTACCAGTAGACAAACAATACAAAGAATGGGTAGGGTTTTGCGTAAGAAAAATAAAGAGAGTATGTTATATCAGGTTTATGTTAAAAATACAATAGAGGAAAATTATTCAGAAGAGCGTGCTAAATTATTTAAGGAGTTATGTACAAAATATCATGAATATTTATATAAACTTGATGGGGAGTTGGTGTTATAATGCCGACAGAAGGATTAGGTTTTGGAAGAAGACATTTAATAAGTAAAATTATAACAGAGAATTGGAAAGTTGATAAACCTGAAGATAAGAACTATACTTATAATGAATTATTGTTTATTATACAGGAGATGTTAGATGAGGAAGGTAAACAATATTTTGAACCAAGAACAACACAAAGAGGATTTCAAATTTTTAGAGATTTTGTTAAACATTTGATGTATAGGAATTTAGCAAATTTTGATAGTATGATTTTGATAACAGCCGAGAAAGGTGTTGGTAAGAGTTCGGCAGCAATAATGTTGGCAAGGGAATGGTGTAAAATGATTGGAATACGTTTTAATCCAAAACGTCATATTGCATACAACAACTCAGAAGTAATGGCTAAGATAGAGTTGTTAAGGAAGTTTGAACCTTTAATTTGTGATGAGGCGATTCGGTTTGCAAGTGCAGCAGATTGGAACCGTCGTGAGAATAAGGAACTAAAAAAGAGATTAGCACAGGTACGTACCAAACATTTATTTTATATTTTGTGTTTTCCACTTAAGATTTATAAGTTGGAAAAAACTTACTTGGAGAGTTATGTTAATTATTGGGTTGATTTGTTTGGCAGAGGTAGAGGTGCCATTTATGTTAAAGATAGAAACCCAGTACATGATAGCTGGCGCATGAAGGAGTTTTTAAAGATAGGAAGTTATACTGAATTTACGATATTGAGTAAAGTGAGAGAAAAACTAAAAAAACATCCTAACTTTTGGCAAATAATTAAATTTCCAAAACCACCAAATTGGTTATATGAAAGATATTTAAAAATAAGGGAAAAAAATATTTATGATGATGAAAATGTAATGCAGAATGTAACAAAGGAAGATATACATAATTCTTTGTTAATTTTAGCCTTACGTGACATAATGATGCACGATACAACATTAACAATGAATAGGGTTATATTACATATTAAGAATGAATATGATATTAATATAACAAAGGGAATGGTTCAAAGTGCTATTAATGATGCAAAACAATTGATATCCAAAATAAGAGAGCAGGCCATACAACCATGACGGATGAGATTAGAGAAAAAGTTTGGAATATTATGTTAGTTGTTCAAGAGATTAAGGATTTTCCACAAACTTATAATACTATCTTAGGTAAAGATAGAAAAGATGGAACATTACAAACTATTTTAAGACGAAAACTTAATAAATTATGTAAAGAAGGTACTATTTGTAGAACCACAATTCCTGGAACAAGATTTGGTAAGACAGTTTTTTATTGTTTGCCAAAAAAATATCATATTTTAATTGAAGCAACAAGAATTGGCAGTAGTGTTTATTGTTTTTTTGATTTTGAAAAATTAGGTAGGTATTATGTTAAAATTTCACCATATTGGAAATTAGAAAAAGGAAATTGGAACAAAAAAGATGAAAAAATTATTTTTGAAGGAAATGTCTTAAAGTGGATTTAAAATCAACAAGTTTATATATTAGATATTCTATAACAGTTTTGTAGGGGGTTTTATAATGACAATACCAGAACTGGTTATAATAATATTTTTAACTCACTACACCGTTTATTTATTAAAACTCACCAACAAAAAGTTTAGACAGAGAATACAAGGTACAAATAAAAAGTTAAATAAGCTACGTAAGATTCCTGTTAAATCTTTGGAAGACCAAAAAAAATTTTTAGATATAAAGTATCCAAAAAGACAAAAGAAAAAATTTAAGTTTACGTGGAAATGGTTGTTAAATATTTTATTTCATTTAGCTTTATATATTGGTTTTATACAAGGCTACAGAATATTTTTTAGATGGATTGGGTTTGAGCTTAAATTTTGGATGATAATACCTGTTGTGTTTTTGTTACCAATAATAATAAATTTGATTTTACGTAGGTTCAATTTAGAAAAAAGTGATATCACAAATTATTTAAAATAGGAGGGATATATATGACAGTTTTAGTAACGGTTGGTAGACGAGTACCTCGTTCTTGGTTTAGAAGACAGGCAACAAAGGTTAAAGGACTTTTGTCATTTCAAGAAAATATGTGGATTATGATTTCTCAGAGTCTTAATATGGCAAAGAAAAAGGCAAATGCAAGTGGTAAAATAAAGTTTGTTCTGACAAAGGAAAGAGAAGAAGAAGATATGAATTATTTTATTGAATGGATTAAAATTATTATACAAGGTACAAAGGAACAGGAAGAGGAGGAATATAATGAGGCAATGCAAATGTATCAACCTTTAAACAAAGTATTTAAAAAAGATTTTCCAAGAGATGACAACCTTGCTAAACATTTTAAAACAAAAGTTCTGTCTGGAACAAAGGTTGATGAGGCATATAATAAAGGTTATGGTGCTATAAAAGATGGTAATATGGCCAACAAATTATTGGAGATGGGCATACTTACGCATATAGAATGGATAAAGGATTTTGATACTAGAAAGGGAGATTATTTCTAAAAAAGAAAGTATATATATAAAGGAGTTCTGATATTGTAGTAATTTAATGAGGGTAAAGACTATTATTAAAGTCTTGTGTTTGTTAATGGTGTTGGGTATTTCAGGATGCCAGAGAACAGAATATTTTTGTGATTGTGAAAAAATGGGGTATGTTCCGGTGGAAAAAGCAAACGAAGTAATTATTCTAACTAATGAGTTAATTGATGCAGCTAATGTTTGTTATGGTTCTGAAATTCATCATATTCCTTTTTTTAGAAGGGGAATTCCTGGAGATGAAGTTTTTAATATAAGTGTTATAAAGGGTGGTGAGGTGTCTTAAGATGGCTGAAGTTAGAAGTTTAGGAGGTGGTAGGGTTACTACAACAAGTTCAACTGCAAGATACATAGGTGGGGTTGGACCAAGTCGTATTATTAGAAGTGGAGGAGGTGGAGGTGCAGGAGGTGGAGCAGCTGCAGCACCAGCACCAGCACCAGCACCAAAAGTTGTTAGTACAAGAGTACAAAGGTTGCCAAGTGGCGAAAGTATAATAACAAAAACTTATGATACTGGTAAAGTTGAATCAACAACAAAAACAGTTTCTGGAGAGTATGTGCCAACAAAGGCTGAAGGAAAGGTTACAGTTGTTGGAGATACAACTGCAGAAGAAGAAGTTTCTTATTTTAGAGGAAGACCAGGAACTGCTGTAAAACTACCAAGTGGTAAAGTAATTTATGGTGGAACACCAGGACACACACTAGGTGATGTTAGTTTAGCAGCTGAAAAACGTGTTCAAACGTATGTTGGAGGAGTTAAAGTTGCTGATACTCAACGTGTTAAGGTTGGTGATGAGTGGGTTAGACCTGAGACTGTTTTAGCAAGACCTGAAAAATATTCTACAGGACAATATCAAGAAGCACTTAAAAAACAAGCTGAATATGAGGGTATGAGGTATTTAAGTAAAGAAGAAGCACTAAAACGTACTGAGGCACAACGTAAGGTGGTTGCAGAAAAAGAAGGTAGAGTATATGAACCACTTGAGTCAGTAAAGAAAATAGTAGATAAATTAGAAACAACAACTGCAAAGTTAGAAACTCCAACAAAGCTTGGACCAGAGGAACAAAAGCCAGAAGTATTGGAACCAATAATTAGTGAGGCAGTTACACCAGAGATTGTTAAATTAACTGAAAAAGAATTTACTGCAGGAGATGCAGCAGATTTAAATAAGTGGAGAACAAGGTTAGAGGATAGTGCAACCACGTTAGAGAAAGATATTATGGATTATAATGCTTATAAGGCAGAGGTTCAAGCTGAAATAGAAGCAAGAGCAGCAGATGTTGATGTATATTCACAAAGAGAAATTGATGATTATAATGCATGGCAAACTGAAAAAATAGCAGAAGTTGATGCTAGGCGTATGGCATTAGAGGAGAGAAAATCAAAAATTGATGCTGATTTACAGGCTTTTGACGCTAAGCGAACTGCTTTTAATGTTTTTGTAGAGGAGCAAAATGCTAGAAGTGAGGCACAACTAAAAGATTTGGAAAAAATAAAAGCAGCTGAGGAAGCTTGGAAAGAAAAGTGGTTTGAGAAAAAAACTGAGGATGGGCAAGAAGTTTGGGTTGAGAAAAAAGGATTTTTTGAGAAACCAGTTTCTTGGCTGTTAGGTCCTGCAAAAATTGTAGCACAACCAATAGAAGGATTTATTAGAGGTCAGGACAGGAAAGGAGAATGGAAAGATGTTGTAAAGATGCAGGAAGACTATATGAAAAAGTATTATCCTGTTGACCAAGAGGCTGTTACTAAAGCTGCATTAGCAGCATTAGAAGATATAAGAAAACAAACTGAGGCTGGAACATTAACTTATAATGAAGCCAATGTAATGGCTCAGAAAGTGCAGGAAGGTAAATTATTACTTCAACAACCAATGACTACTGAAGGACCAATTGAGGCTACTATATTAACAGCAGCAGGGATTGAAACATCACAAGGTAAGGCAAAAGAGTTAGCTACAGAATTTGAAGTTTATAGACAAAGAAAAGAACGAGCAACTATATTACCAGAATATGCTGCAAGCCCAGGTATTACACAAGATTGGGTTGAACAAAAAAGAGTAATGACAGAATTAGAAAAAAGAGCAGATGAGGCATATACAAAAGGAGCTGCAAGAGAATATGGAACAATAGCAGCTGCAATTGTTGCACCAGCTATTATTGGACATGGTTTGACAGCTTTGGCAGCAAGTAAAGCTCCATTAGTAAGATTAGCAGCACCTGCTGTGCCTGCAGTTGGTAAAGTGTTAATGGGTACTTGGTTAGCTGGTGAAGCAGCACAAACAGGAGTTGGAATAGCAGAATTATCTGAAGCTGAAAGTGATATTGAAAAAGAGGCAGCAGTAAGAAGATTGACAGGTGTTGGATTAAGAGGTTTAGGGGCAGCAGCTGGAATAAGATGGACTATGGCAACAGAGGGTAAACCTCTTACTAAATTATTTGAAGCAGCAAAACCAATTACAGAACCTATAAAAACATTTGCTACAAAAATTACTCCGCCCTCTGTTCAAGTAGCACCAACACGTGCAGCAGCTGGTGTTGAAAGGTGGTTGCTTGGAACTAAACTTGGACAAACCTTATGGCCAAGTGTTACAGCTTATCCTCCTGGTTGGCCACCAACTGTTACAACTGGTCCTAGAGTAGTACCACCAGAAACTATACCTGAATGGAGAGTTCCAGAGGGGGTTAGAGTTGGAGAAACTGGTGAATTATATCCAACTTATGCTGAAGGAGAGTATCAATATACATTAACAGGAAGAAGATTAGCACCAAGAGAAATTAGGGAACCATACAGAGTTTGGGCAGAAGAACCATATTTTGGTCCTGAGGTTCCGCGTGTTTTAACAAGTCAATATGAACCTTTTACTACGAGAGCAACAAGGATAACAATGGTAAGAGACCCATATACTGGTGAACTAAAGGTTGTTACTGATATAGTTCCGCGCCAACCTGTTGTTGTAAAAGGTAGACCTGGTGAAGAGATGCCAGGTGTGGAAGAAGTGTTTTTGGCAAAGGAGAAGGTAGAAGGTTTAATACCAAGAGCAACAGAAGAAGGTGTTAAATGGGTTCCAATTGAGGAGAAAATGCCAAGTTTAACAGAAAAATGGTTTAGTGCTGTTGATACTGAAACAGGAATAAGATATGATATTTATCCTGACCAATTATTAAAAGCTGGAGACTATACACTTATTACTGACCCACAAAGTGGTAGGATAATTGGAAGAGCAGATAAATTTACACAATGGACAGAGATTGATAGACCAATAGACCAATTAGTTATAGATAAAATCAAACAACAATATAAAATTAATTTGCAAGAATATTATCAAGTTCCAGAAACAACACAAACTGATATAAGGCAATGGACAGGTAGAGCAGAGCCCGAAGCTAAGACGTTTTGGCAGAGACTTGGTGAAAAAACAGGAGTGCTTAAACCAAAAGTAGTTGAACCAAGTGTTGTGACAGAACCAGTAGTTGTTGTTAAAAAAGCGGAAACAGGAAAACCTTATCAATATGAAGTTACGGCTGAGGGTGTTGATATTGCATTAGATGTGTTACCACCAGAACAACAAAGTATATGGAAAATGAAATTAGATGCAGCTAAAGCAGCTGAGGCAAAAGCAAGATATGAAGCTTTATCAGAAAAATCTAAAGGTGGTAAAAAAGTTGTTGAAGAAGAGGAGGAAGTAATGGCAAGCTTAGCAGAGCAAAGAAAGGTAGCAGAATCACAATTATGGGAAACAGCTGGATATGTTGCTAGACAACAGTTACCAGTAATAAGAGCATATCCTGAGTATGCAGCTAGAACTGTTCCTGGGTTAGCTACTAGACAGCCAACACTTGCACCAGAAGCTGTAGCAGTTGCAAAGACAACGGGTGTACCTATTGCTGCTACAGTACCTCTTTATGGTTTAGAAAGTGTATCAGTTCCAGTTGAATTGCCAGTACAAAGAATAGAGAATATATTAGGTACACAACCAGCACTTGATGTTTTACCAGAATTGAAATTAGAATATGAGGGTGTTGTATTACCAATAAGTGAGGTTACTCCTGAATTAGATACTGTCGAAAGAACTGTAATAGAAAGAATAACCGAAGTTGAAAGAGTTCCTGAAACTGAGATTGTTCCAGGAATAGGTGTAACACCATCATTAACAGGAATTAAACCAGGTTGGTTGACAGGTCTTGGAATACCAGCAATAGGTTTACCAGCTGCAGGAAAAGGTGTTGATTATTTAAGAGGAACAATGGGTTGGACAGTTCTTAATCCTGTTAGAGATTTCCCAAGTGAGTTTTTAGCTAGACAGAGAGAAAAAGATAGGCAGAGACAAATGCAACAAATGATAAGTAGGACATTACCAACTTTTGGTACAACACAACAGATAGGGCAAAGAATGATGACAGGAATGGGCGGAAGTGAATTACTTAAAGGAAAAATTACCACAACCTCAGTTCCAACAACTCAAGGACTAATGACTGGTATGGCTGGTGAAGATTTACTTAAAGGAAAAATATAGGTGATGTTAAGATGAACAAAAAAGGATATAGTACTGGTTTTACCTGGGTTTATGGATTAATAATATTGTTTGGATTAGGTATAATGTATATTGTGTTCAACCAAGTATTTGTAGCACACCTAGTGCCAACTGTTAAAGGCATAGCAAACGACACTATGATAAGTGGTGATATTGATAATGCTACATTAACAGAAATAAATAGTGGAATTGATAAATATATGACGTTTTTTCATACTCTTCCATTTATATTATTTTTTATAGTTGTAATATATATGATAATTGCAGCTATAAGAAAGGAAAGAGAGAGTGAATATCGTTAGGAGGTAAAAAAATGGATATAAAAAACTTTAAATTGTCTAATGTGTTTGGAGGAAAGGTACCAGGATTAGATGCACCAATAGATATAAAGGGGTCTACTTCAAGTATTGAGGCTGATGCTTTTAAAGCAGCAGGTTTGACTGCTAATGCAAGTCAAATTATGGGTGGCGACCGCTTGTTACGTGCTGACCCGATGGGTATTGGAGATTTAAAATTTAATACTGAGAAGATAGGATGGACAAGGATGAAAAAACAAGAAGGTTTACCATTATTTGGTGATATTGATAGAGATAGAAAATTAAATGTTTTTGATTGTGAACCATATAATAGAATGAAACAAGCAGTAGCGCACAAAGTTGGTGAAGCTACCACTTATACTTATGAGGCACCAACTGGTTCTGATGTTGAAATGACAGTTTATCCAACTGATGTTATAACTGATGCAGAAGATATAACAACTGATGAGGAGGCAAGAAAGAATGCTTTACAGAGATTTTGGGAGGCAACTGGCATTCCACAAGCAGCAGCAAAAGCAAGAGCACAGAGTGCATGGGAGGAGCAGGTTAGAGAAAAAGCAAGAGAAGAGGCTTTAGGACAAGTTTATAAGATTAAAGCAGAGGACATATATAAAGAGGAGCTAAAAAAGGCTGTACCAATGCCAACACCTAGACCAACTACAACTTTAAGAGGAACCCCAAGAGCAGCAGCAGCAGCAACAGGAGGTGCTATAACAGGAATACAAACAGGATTAGGTCAATTTGGTAGAGATTTAACAGGAGCAAGTTATGCGGGAGCACCAGTAGCGCTTGGGTCAAAAATTGATAGTTTAATTGGATTAAGGACAAGTCCATATACTGCTCCGGCAGTGATTGGTCAAGTTGGAACAGCACCGTTTGAATATAGAGTTGCAGAGGCAGTAGGACCACCAGGAAGTGCTACTTACAGTTTAAGAGTTGCAGAGGCAGTAGGTACACAGGAGGATGTTGCAAAAGCAGCGGAAGAGGCTAGGAAAAGACCGGTAGTACAAACGCAGCTACCACCAACAAGACCAGCCTCTTACCCTGCTTATCCTCAAATGGGTTCACAAGTACCTATGAGACAAACAATGGTTCAACCACCACCACAGTTTGCTCCTGAGAGAGAAGTAGTAAGTCCTTACAGTAAAAGACCGGTAAGTTATATAAGAGGACCTTATAAAAGAAGACCTAGAGTACAATACCCAATACCACAGTACCCCCAATATTAAAGATTAGTGGTGATTATATGAATAAAGGACTACTCATACTTATAACATTGATTATATCTGTATTGGTTTCTAATTTAGTGAGTGGTGTTGAATGGAGTTATTTAAATCAGAGCGCTGCATTTAGTCCAATCGAAGAACCAACAGATATTTTCTGGTATGATTTAACAGGAGAATTATATGCAGTGGGGCAGAGTGCTGATAATTTTTGGAATTGGTCAATTGGGCAGAATTATATGATACAACAAAATTTTTGGGCACTAACTGAACCAAGAGTAAATGGTATGTGGGTAAAAGATGAGTTGTTATATTTAACTGAAATAGACACAGATAGTCTTTTAAGATACAATATATCAAGTCATGCAAAAACAGATTTAGGTAATATTTTTTCAGGATATGAGGATTATCCATATGGTATAGCATTTCATGAAAAATCACAAAAGTGGTATTTGGTAGGCAGTGCTTCAGATAAAATAACAGAGTATGATGAGAGTTGGAGCTATACTGGAAATAATTGGAGTGTATGTACAGGACCAACAGGAATAACAATAGTTGAAGACGATTTTTATGTAATGTGTGGAAATGACACAGTACATAAATATAATTATTCTGATTGGGCAGATTTAGGAGAAGTTGTTGATTTATCAAGCAATGATACTGCTATGCATGGTATTAGTTATGATTTTACTAACCAAAGATGGTTGGCTACTGGTAGAGCTAATGATGTAATATATATGTATGAGGGAGGTAATTATAGTGGAATGTTTCTACCATCCAATCTTAATGACAATTTGGAACATTATTATACTGTTGACAACACTAATATATCTGGTAGTACAGTTTATGATGTAGTTGGCTCTGAAGACGGAACAAACAATGGTGGAACACTTGGTGTGTCTGGTATCATAAATGAGGCTGTACAATATGATGGTTCTAATAATAATTATACTTCTTATCCAGTTACTAATTTAGATTTTTCGCAAGATTATAGTATAAGTTTGTGGTTTAATTTAAATGCAGTTGGAAATCCTGATACACTTTTAAATAAAGGCGCAAGCTTATATTTTTATACAAATGGTGCTGGTGATTTAAGTGTTAATTATTATGATGGTGGTTCATGGATTGAAGTATGTAGTCCTTTTATGTCAACAGGAACTTGGTATCATTTGGTTTTGACTTGGGACGAAAGTATTAGTAAGGCAACTTGTTATATTAATGGTACACTAAATGGAAGCACATCAGGGACAGATTGGACTAATAATACTAATGATATATATATAGGAACAGAACCAGGAGGGTTAAACGGGCTTAACGGTAAAGTTGATGAGATTGGAGTTTGGAGTAGATTATTAAAATCTGATGAAATATCAACACTATATAACTATCAGGCTGCAGGTCTTCAACCACCATTTTCTGATGTATATTCTAATTATACAATTAATATAACCAATAATGATATTTATAATCACACTAATGAGGTTATTACAATTAATGGAAGTGATTTGGGAGATTGTTTAAATAATTTAAATGGTGCTAGGCTTTACAAAAATAATGTGGAGCATCCTTTTGAATGGAGGAATAGTAGTGTTAAATCAAGAGGGTTTTATTTTATTAATAATGATACATTAGAAGTTGGGCAGAGTGATATTTATAATTTAAGATGTTATGATAATATATATACAGATGGTAGTAGTAATGTTTTTTTAGTGAAGACAGATTTTGAGGATGGAACAGAGCAAGGTTGGCAACTTTTAAGTGCACTTGCTGGTGCTGATAGTGGGAGTGCTTATAATAGTAATTATGGATATTATTGTAATGCATCAACATTTAATGGAGGATGTTATTTTAATAATACAGATGTGACAAGTGGTGAGGTTTGGCTTGCTGTAGATTTTGTTGGTGCACACGTAGGAGACCAGCCTAATATTGGTATGACAAATGGAGTAATACTTGGTGGTGGTAGCCATTGGGCAGTTGTTTATGAAAAATTAAATGCAGGAAATCATAATTGGACTATGTTTGGCCAGAGTGAGGTTGTTGTTGGACCAGGAAATGCTTATGAATGGTACAATATACTTATGAGATGGAATATAACAGCACACACTTATGGTGTAGAGATTTATAATAGTTCAAATAATATAAAAGTAGTTAATAATTTGTCAACACAATTAGATGATTTTGGAACACCAACCTTTCAATATATTGAGATGAGAGATTGGAGTGGTAGTATTAATAGTTTTACAAAAATTGATAATGTTTTTGCTAGTACTACTCCTTTGGATACTTATAGTGTACCAAGTGATGTAAGTGTTACAGAACCAGTTGGTCCTTTGCCAGAGTGGTGGAACGACGGTTATTTAAATCGTTCATGCTTTTTTATTGATTCAAATTATAATGAGAATGATTATAGTATATTATTGTTAATTAATGATAGTTATGTTGATAATACTACATATTGGCTATATGGTGAGGAAGATAAACGTGTTGTATTACATCATACACAGACAGAGCTTCCATATTGGCACCAGTATTATCAACCAACACTACACGTTGATGAGCTTTGGTTTATGATGAATTTAACAACAAACTCAGCTGAGAGTTATGTGTGTGTTTATTATAATAATGCAAGCGTTTCAAATACAGAAAATGCAACCAATACATTTTATTATACTGCATATGATGATTCTAGTTGGACTGAATTTGTTAATCCTGGAGGAAGTGAAGCAGCAACTGAAAAATTTAGAAAATTAAATCATAATATATCAGGCGATAATTTTTCATTTGGATACCGATACAATAATATTAATATTAACTATGTAAATTTTAATTATCATGGAGTTAATAGAGTAATGGTGTCTCAAGCAGGTTATTGGCCACCCTCATATTATATTACAGAAGATTTAGATATAGGTGGTGGAAACACTATTGGTTTTAACCGATATCAAGGTGTTCATGGAAGTGGTGGAATCTATGAACAGCTTAATACACAAGCTGATGCTGTCAATTCCTGGGTAGTAGAGATGACAGTATTTGGTGGAAAAGCAAATTTAACTAATCATAAAATAAGTAATCGTAGTCAATATGATGAGAATTTTACAAGTAAGACTTGGGATAAAACTGGTGTTGAATTTGATAGATTAAGTGTTAGTTGTCAAGATAATGGTGCTGCAGTGTGGACAGCAAGTGGTAGTAGGCCTGTTTTGGAGTGTACAAGTAGTACAGGAAATGAAGTTGATAGAAAATATCATTGGTTTTGGGTACGTAAATTTAAGGGAGACCCAGTTGTAACTTATACAGAGACTTTACCGGGTGCACCGTCAACTATATCTGTAGATGAAGTTAATATAACACCACAATATCCAACTCCAACTGATAATTTAAATTGTACTTTTATCACAAGTGGTACGTTTGATACAACTTATAATGCAAGTATAACTTGGTATAAGAGTACTGACAACATAAGTTGGAGTAATGTAAACACTTATGATTATACAATGACAGGATTGAGTAATGGTACTTATTATACCACTGGGAGTGGAACCGGAAGTGTGACTGAGACATTAGAGGACTATAATTATTGGAAGTGTAATGTGTTTGCTGAAGTAAATCCAAACTCCACACTAAATAGTTCACCTGTGGGGTTGCATCCATTTGAAAACTTAACACTACATTCCCCGGCAGATAACAATGCTTCAAATCAAACTCTAAATGTAACGTTTAGTGTAATTGATTTTGATGAAGGAATAGTGTGTGCCTTGAATAGTTCATTTGGAATGACAAGTTGGGAAAATGTATCTAGTGGTGTTAATACAACTATAGCATTAGGAAGTAGTTGGAGTTATGAGGAGAATGCAGATAGTAATGGTTATGAACAATTATCAGGACCTTATAGAACGAACTTTTATGTAAATTATACAAAACCAGCTGGAACAATAAATGCAAGTTGGCTAATAAAGATTGGTACCTCCTCAGCAGTTCCAACTAATTATTCAATACCAAGTGATTGTTTGAATTATAGTAATAATTTGCAAATGAGAGCAATGATACATGGAAAACAGAATTATTATTTGTATTGTTATAATGGAACCTGGAAGCAATTAGCCAATGTAAATGATAGTACAAGTTGTGGCGTATTTACGAATAATAATTGGTTTAGTAGGTTGACAGATGGAGATTGGAATACTTATGGTATTAGTTATGATGCAAATGGATGGTGGGGGAGCTGTTCAAGTGATAATAATGGTAGAATATATGAGGAGGCAATGTATTTTAACGTAATTCCAACAGATGGTATATATACTTGGAATGTTTTATGTAATTCAACAACAGGATACCCAAGTGATTTAACAAGTGAGACGAGGATATATATACAGGACACACAGGCTCCGGTTGTACAGCAGTTATATATAACACCACAATATCCAAGATATAATGATACTTTAAATTGTAATTTTAATATAACTGATGAAAATGAATTTAATGTAAGTGTAACTTGGTATAATAGTAGTGATAATATAACGTGGAATAATGTTCCAACTTATGATTACACGTTTACAAGTATAACAAGTGGACAGCTGTACACAACAGGGGTTGGAACTGGAAGTGTTACACAACAACTTGGTAATTATAGTTATTGGAAATGTGAAGTTACCACCTCTACATTGTTTTATGGAACATCACAAAATAGTAGTGTGACAGGAATACACCCTTTTCATAATTTAACTTTATATTTACCAGCTGACAATACATTATCAAATGAAACTTTAAATGTGACTTTTAGTGTTATTGATTTAGATGAAGGAATAACTTGTTTTTTAAACACAACACAGGGATATACAAATTGGACAAGTGTTTCAAGTGGTGTAACAACATCAATAAATATATCATTAGTTGATGCAACTATTAATTGGAGTATAACGTGTAATTCAACAAGTGGATATCCATATACACTAACAAGTGAAACAAGGACTTATATATATGACAACCAGGCTCCAGTTGTTAATTCAGTTTACACGTTACCACAATATTTAAATTGGAATGATAATATGAGTTGTAATTTTAATGTAAGTGATAATAATCAAATGAACGTAAGTATTACTTGGTATAACAGTAGTGATAATATAACTTGGAATAATGTTCCAACTTATGATACAACATTTAATAATGTTGTGAGTAATACATTATATAGTACAACAGTTGGTAATGGAACATTAACCCAAAATAAAGATAACTATACATATTGGAAGTGTGGTATTAATGTTATCAGTTTATTATTTAGCACAACACAGAATGCAACTTGGAAGGGTGTACACCCATTACATAATTTAAGTATATATACACCAGCAAATAACACAATAACAAATCAACCATGGTTTATAACCTATAGTGTTGTTGATGAAGACGAAGGAATTGTTTGCCAACTTAATACGGTGAAAATAGGATGAGGAAAATTTTATTAATTGGAATATGTATTTTTTTATTAGTTGTAGGTATGGCAAGCGCTAAGAATTTAAAATATACTGAAAATTACATACCAGATAATATGGTTATTAAAGAAGGTGATAGTGGTTGGTTTCACCATAACAAAACTTTCTTTAATGTTACACCATTTAGTTATGATGAAGAAGACGGCTATGTAGAATTACAGATAGAAAATAAATTCTCAAATAAAAATGATTGGGACATAATAATAGGATTTGATGAAAATACTAGAATACAAGTATTATATTTTAATGAGATAGAAAAAATAGAGGAGGATTTTTTGATAGAGGAAGGAGTGACAGAAAAAGCTATAAGGAAGAGTATTAAACAAGCCTTTGAAAAAAATAATTTAAAACACAGTTTGGAGAACAAAGAGGAGTGGAAGGAGTTTAAGAATGCTAAACTTAAAAAGAATGATTTATTGACGTTTGAATTTCAGTTATACACTGAATTTCAACCATATACAACAATTACAGAGAAGTATGATATTTGTATTAAACCATCAGATATGACAATTGAAGAGGCAGATGAGGCAGGTATGTTGATATGTATAGACCCCTGGTATAATGTAACTTATTATGCTATACAGGAGTTTGCTAATGAAACTGCAGCATCAGGAACTTGGTATTATGGTGGTGCTGATAATGCACCCAGAGTTTTAGATGGTCTTTATGGTACTCATGATAGTGCAAGCACACAGAATGGTGTTGAGCGTTATGTTTATATGAATTATACTAAACCAGCGTTGGCACTAAACACAAGTAAATGGAGATATAGTTGGAGTGCTTATACTAATTCATTAGTAAATGTGACAATGTCAGACAATATGGACTGTTGGAATTATGATGCTAATAAATTAATATTTAGACTGGGTAGTATAGGTTTTGCAAGTGATGATACTTATGTGAGAGCTTATTGTTATAATGGTAGCTGGAAAATGGTTGGTAATAACTACCAATATTTACTTGGCTCAACTGTTGGTGGACACGTTAGAGAGGAGGCAATGTTATGGAATTTTGATAATACCTGGCCAATAGTACATGATTATAATTTAATACCACCACAACCGTTGGTTGGGGATTTCCTTGCCTATATTAATATAACTGATAATGATGGAGTAGGTGGAGGAATAGATTGGTGTAATTTTACATTTAGAATGCCAAATGGAACTTTAATTTTAAATAATTCTCCTGGTTATTATCAAGGAGGTAATATTTGGTATAGTGATAATATTACTATGCAACAAATTACAGAATTTTTAGGAACCTGGAATGTAAGTGTAACTTGTGCTGACAATTGGACTGTACCTGCTATAAATGGTGCTAATTGGAGTTTTGAAATTTTAAGTATTGGGGGAGCTGTTGTAAGCGGAGTGACAACTTATATTAATCATACACCAGCACAAGATGGGTTGTATAGATGGAATATTAGTTGTACAGCAAATGGCAACCCAGACCCAATATATAGTGCTAATTACCAAACACTATATGATACAACACCCCCAAATGTAACTAACTATGTGAACGAAAGTAAACCATTTTTTCCAGAAATAGATGATGATGTTCACATTAATGTAACAGTAACTGATAACTATAATACCACACATTGTAAATTACAAGTTAATGACAATGGTAGCTGGTTTAATGCCTCCACGTATTATGTTGGAAATAATAATAGTGTTGTACAGATGTTATATACGATAAGAAATGTTAGTCAGGCAAACAATAGTTTAGTTTATTGGACTGCTTGGTGTAATGACAGCGCTGGCAATGTATTTAATGGGTTGCAACAAGCTTATTGGGTACGACAGGAAGATAATAATGGAAGTTGGTTTAATGGTACATGGACAAATGAAAATAATACAATAGATGGAAACTGGTCAAGTTGGGGATATTTAACAAGTCCAGGATGTGGAAATGTAGGTTATGGACAATTTTATTTTAACTATACAATTCCAGAAGGAGCATTAAGAGCAAACTTTTCATTTAGAAGAGGCGGGTTGTCAAACAGTTCTTATATAGTTGATGATGTTGATGCTGGGTGTATTGAGAATAATAATGGAATATTGATTATGCGTGCAGCTATACAAAGTGGGTTTACAAGTCTACCACAATGCAACTTTTATGGTTATCAAAGATGGCAATGTTGGAATGGTAGTACTTGGCAAACAATTTATAATAAAGCTTTCTCCTACCCAAATGTGTATAGTGATGCTTATATTTATGAGGAGACTACGTATTGGGAATATAATGATGATATACAAACTATTAACGTGACTGATGTTACATTGCCAGCAATTTCAGTGGGCGATGGAAATAGTTTCAGTACAAATAATCGTTCTGTAATAAGTAATGCCTTACATAATTTAAGTTTAAATATAACCTATTTTGATTATAACTTGTTCCAAACGTTTATTAATATAAGTTGTGATACAAGTGGAGAGATTTATTATTGGGAGGAACTGAATTGGAATCAGACAAGTTATACACACATTGATGAAGTTGATTTAACTGGGTTGCCAATGCAAAGATGTGTATTTTTAACAGGAGCAAGTGATGACCACACTGATAACACAATAGGTGATTATAAGGTTAAAAAAATTGATAAAGGATTTGAATGGGAAACAGATAGAGGAATAAAGATTAAAATTGAGAATTTAGATACTGGTAGTGGTGATATTGATAGTATGGAAAGTACAAAAAAGGATGACAGATATTCATTTAGTTTTAATTACAAGGATAAAAAGAATAAGAGGACATTTATAGTTGAAAGTGATAAGATACTTTATCCAATAATTGACAGTAATTACCCAGCTCATTTTGTAGCTTGGAACCCAGAAACAAAAAGTGGAAATTGGATAGACTTTGCAGAATATGATGTAAATGGACTTGTTAAGAAAGATAAGGAAATAAAAATAAAACAGATTAATGATTATAGATATGAGGTTGAAGTAAAGAGTGATAAAGATATTGATAGTTTAGGATTTAATTCAATAGGTGGAACCAATGTTAATAATGCAAGTTACAGCTTTTATATAGGAGGAGCTGTAAATGTAACTGGGCTTAATGTATATGATAATGGTAGTATCAGTAATTTTTCAGTTGTTGTAACAACAAACAACTCCTATCCAGGATATAATGGAACCCAGTACATAAATTCCACTCAAGGGTGGGTGCAAAATTTATCAAATGGAACTTACACCTTTACCTTTGTGCACCCACACTTTTATAATCAAACTTACTTTATAAATATAACTAACAATTCACAAGACTTTCAATGGAGTAGTTATCAAGGAATAGTGAATATAAGAGCAAGAAATGTTAAGACATTGGTGTATTTAAATGAGCTTAACATTACTGTTACTAATGAAGATTCAGCACAAGCTGATGTGCAGAATAATGTAAGTGTTGGTGTGTTTTATCTTAATGCAACAAGTTATAATTTAACTTTGGAAAAAACTGATTATGTAACCTATTCAGAAATATTCAATTTAAGTTATCTGGAGAATAAAACAATAATAGTTGAAATGCCATTCTTAGCTACTTTTAGATTATGGGATGAAAGAACACACGACCCATTTAATATAAGCAGTCCTGATAAAATAAGTTTCTTATTATTCTGCCCCGATGAAACTTATACCACAGAGATAACTGCTGTTAATAGTTCAATACCAATAACTTGCAATTATATTAAATTTAAGTTTGTGTTAGATTATGGAGCTACAAGTTATTATCGTACATTTATACTTGACCCAGATGAGGCACTTGATGTAGATATATATCTAATAGATTTATTAACAACACAATATATTTATAACAGTTTAATATTAGACGATTTACTATCAAGTTATGATAATCCAAGTATTTATGTAAATAAGATAATTAATGACCAGACTGTACAAATAACGGCTGATTACGTTGATGTGGAAAATAAAATTGGAGCATATTTGATAGAGAATCATGAATATATAATAGAGGTGCACAGTGATAATAATCCTGTAAGAGTGCTTGGGTTCTACTCTGCAGATATAAGTGGAGAAAAAGTATTAAAACTTTATGATATAACATTACAACCAACACCTTCTGGAGTAATTAAAGATATAAGTTATGTTGTTGATATTGTTAATACTACAGGTGATGATATATTAACTGCTGTTTATGATGATAAACAAAATCTAACGACTGCTGTAACCTTTACTGTGGTTAGAGATACCTATAATGGAACTGTGTTATATACAAGTACAGTAAGTGGTGAATCACAAATACAGTTTGAATATAATATTACACCATATGAGAATGTAACACTTTTTGCTGAGATGCAAATACAAAGACCAACAGGTGACTTTACATATACAAAGAGAATAAGAGAGGTTACACAAATAACTTTGGAGATATTCCAATTTGTAAGTCAAAGCTGGTTTAATTGGTTCTTTACAATATTGTTAAGTGTAATAGCAATTTATGCTACGATTAAAACAGCAAATCAGGTCACAGCAGCATTACTTGGATTAGCAGCATTATTTGTAATATTTGGTTGGTATGGAGTAAGTTGGGGTGTGCTTGGTTTATGCATACTTGTGGCGTTACTTGCAATTCTTAAAGAAGGAAGTGGAGGTCGTAAGATAATATGAATATAGTTATTAAGTTAATGGTTTTTAGTATAGTATTAAATTTTGCCACAGGTGTAATGATGGCAGCTATACCTGCTTTTGATGTTTCAAATACTGGAGGACTTGTTTATGAGACTGATTATGCAGGAGAGTTTGTGAGTGGAATGAATCAAACAATTCAACCAGTGAGTGAGTTAGAGAGTAAAGGAGACCAAATTTATAGGTTGTTAGACTTAATGAATTTAGGATTTATAAATAAATTGATACAGACAATAGATAAATATATGTTTGGGTTTGTAAATATTTTACAAGCAGTTATTGGGCCTGCATTAGACCCAGCAGTACGAACGATAGTATTTAGTGGACTAAAAACTATAATAACAATAGGTTATTTATTTGGAGCATTCTATCTATTTACAGGTAGAGATGTGAGGGACTAAAATGGTTAATGCAACAGGATGGACAGAACTTTTGGATGCGAACTTAATTGGTGCAGCTTTTACTATGTTTGATACTGCATTTGTTGGGTGGACTGTTGCTATATTATTTTTTGTTTTTCAGTTTATGATAATAGTAAAAACCAGAAACGTGACTATTGCTTGGACTGTTGGAATATTGTTCGCAAGTCTTTATGCTGTAAGTGCATTTGTAAAACCAATTAGCATACAAGTAATATTTTTATTGTTGGTTTTTGAATTAGCAGGCATAATATATTTATTATTGTGGAAATAAAATGGCGAAACGAAAAGTTATCATTACAAATAACAGAGAAATTTATGAAAAACTTAATATGCTAAATTTTTCACCCGAGGTTGTATTAAAAGGTGTGAAAGAACTTCAAATTAATAGAATATTGAATAACATTAATAGTTCAAGTAAAATCTTAGATAGTGAGATTTTAGGCGACTATATACTTATTAAAAAAATTGGTCCAATTAACTATCAAGTATATTTAAAGTAATATCAAAAAAATATATATATAAAGGAGAAGGATTACTTATATTACAAAGAAACGGAGGTATAATACAATGTTTATGCAAATAGCAATTGGGGCAATTGGAATTGGTGTTGTGTTAATGGTAGGTTATTTAGTTATTGCTCAGGTAAGAGCTGCACTACCAACCACAATTAATGATAGCAATTTGACAGCAGCTTTGTCAAGTACACAAGCAACAGTATTTGCAGGATTTGGGTTAATCGCTGTAGGTATAATTGTGTTAGCAGCATTTGGACTGATTAACATCTTTAAATAAGACTTGCTGAAAAGCGGAGGTAATTAGAAGATGTTTATGCAGATAGCAATTGGAGCTATAGGAATTGGCGTTGTACTAATGGTTGGCTATTTAGTAATAGCACAGGTTAGAGGTGCTTTGCCAGTACCACAGATTAGCAATCCGTGTTATGGAACAAACCTAACAGGTGATTGTGCAGGAGGTGACAACACCAGTTTATTGATTAATGACCCAGGTTATGTTTCAGGAATAACAGGAACACAAGCGACAGTATTTGCAGGGTTTGGTTTGCTTGCTGTAGGAATTATTGTACTTGCTGCATTTGGTTTAATTAATATTTTCAAATAGGCAGGTTCATACAACGATAGAGTTTTAATAAAAAAACACAACGGAGGGATAGCCAAAATGTTTATGCAGATAGCAATTGGGGCAATCGGCATTGGCGTAGTCCTTATGGTTGGATACCTTGTGATAGCACAGGTAAGAGCTGCATTGCCAGCTTCTGCTGACGGAAACGTCACTGCAGGTTTGGCAAGCACGCAGGCTACTGTGTTTGCAGGTTTCGGCCTAATTGCCGTCGGTATAATTGTACTGGCTGCATTTGGACTCATCAACATCTTTAAATAAATTTAAAGATGCAAAATGCTGTATAGTATGGTAAATTTTTTTATTTTTTTTCTATTTCTACCAAAACATTTAAATAGTAGAAGGTTAGTATTATTTAGTAAAATGTTAAAAACAATAAAGGTGAAGGAAAGAACTCATTCTAGACTTAAGGAAGTTGGGCAAATGGGGGAGACATTTGATAGTTTATTTAATAGGCTAATAGACGAGTTTAAGAAAAACAATGGGGAGGGAGGTTAGAAAATGTTAATAGAACTTTTTATATTTTTTCAGATTGTTGTACTGGTATTGTTTGCAGTTTCTTTTTTTACCAAACAAGAGGTACTTTGGGCACTGACCATTGTAGTTGCTGGAATTTTGATGTTTACTGCCTATCATGTTGAAACTTATGTGTATGAATATAATACTACCACAGGTGCTTATGACCCAATGATAGTTTCACACAATTATCCATATTTAATGGGCATCAATTTATTATTTTTTGTATTGGCTTTAATATTTGGCTTATTTGATTTGTTTGATAAGTATGGTATAAAGCTTAAAAAGAAAAGACGGCAGGTGTGATATGAGGTTAAAGGCTCTAGTAATTTTAATAATGCTGGTTCTACTTTGTAATCTTTCTTTTGCTTATAATATTTTTAGTCCAGAGAGTCCACCAGGTGTTGCACCAGGACAAGTTTGTTTAATTTCTGGTGGAACTGGGTGCAATATGAGCGGACCAATTTATATGAATAATAATAATATTTATGATGGTGTATTTATTAATGCGACGTGGGTTGGAATAATTTATATTAATGCAACACAAGTTTTAAATGAGTATTGGGTAAATGAAAGTGGAGACATAATGACTGGAGATTTAAATATGAACAATAATGATATTCAGAATGTTGGTGAGTTTACAAACTTTTTTGATACTATGTGTCCTGGTAATCAATATATTTATGATATAAATGATAATGGTAGTTTTTCGTGTGGGACACCAATTGACACCTGGTGGCCACTAGGCGGTAGTTTTTTATATAATTGTAGTGGAAGTTTATGTTTTGATGAAAGTAAATTAAATGATACTATTGATGCAAGAGATACAGACACCTGGTGGCCAATTGCAGGTTATTTAATTAATGATAGTGGAAATTTAAATGTTAATGAAAGTATGTTAAATAAAACAATAAGTGGAGTAATTAATTTTTCAGAACATTGGGTTGATGAGGAAGGAGACACAATGAGTGGAGATTTAAATATGTCTTTTCATAACATAAGTGAAGTTGCTACTATAAGAGCAGATTATTATGGTAGTAATTCACCAATTAGATTTGTTGATGAGAATGGAACTGTTATTGCTCAGATGTCAACAACAAATTACACAGGTTGGGGTAGTGAGTATGGTGATATAGTGGCAAGGACAATAACAGTAGATAGGCTAATAATAAGAGGGTTATTGAATTATAGTAATACAGAACCTCCAGATGTATGGGATGCTGACGAGATTTATATTAATGAATTTAATTTTACTTTTTATTTTAATGAAAGTATGTTGAACAATACTATTGATACAAAAATTGTGGAGTTTAATTTTTCAAGATGGCCTTTGGGTGATGATTATTTAGTTAATTGTTCTGGAAGTTTATGTATGAATGAGAGTAAATTAAATGCAACTATTGAAACAGTTTCTAATGAGACAGACCCATATTTTCATTATTATTTTATTTATAATCAGTCAACAGGTTATTTAGAATTATGGGTTAATAATACAAAACAACAGGAGTGGGGTAACTCTACTAATGTTTATGGTAAGGCAACATTTTATGGAAATTCATTCTTTCAAAATATGACTGGAAACGATTTACTTATAGATGCAAATGTTAGAGTGGCTTATAATATAAATGTAAGTGGTTGGTATTATGGCAATGGAAGTAGGCTTGAGGGGGTTTGTCTAACAAATGGAAGTGGCTGTGGTCCTAACCAAACTGATACACGTATTAAGTCTACTCCACCTTATTTGTATGACAATAGCACACATATATTTTTTAATGAGAGTAGATTGAATATAACAATACAAGGTAATCTTAATGATACAGATACACACATACAAGGAGATGGTGTTTATTTATATGATAATTATACCACAATGTTTTTAAATGAAAGTAAGTTAAATAATACAATAACGTCGTTGGCAGATGTAAAGGCTTATGAATATAATTTTACAGTTGTGGTGAGTGGAGGGACAGGAAGTGCAGTATCAGGCCAGACTTTTAACTATTTGATTACACAAGTGACAGTATATCCGCCAACAACTCCTATAAGTTACCATTTTGAGCTTAATGAAACAACAAGTGGTGATATAATTGATAGAGATAGAAAGGCACACACAGGGGTTTGGGATATCTATAAACAACACAGTTTGAATGATAGTGTAACAGCAACTATCACAAATTCAAATCAGGATGGTAATTTTACTGTTAGAATAAAGTATATTGATAATGTAATACAGGTATAGGTGAGACAAAATGAAAAAACTAATAATAATACCAATATGTTTGTTGTTTGTAATACCTTTTATTATGGCTGACCAGACTGTGAAAACTGTTGAAATACCTTTAGGATATGAGGCTATGGCAGGTGCTAATACAATTTATTATTATAATTTAAGTGTTGATTACCCAGATGGAATTGATAGAGTGTTGGCAATGGAAATATTAGTTAAAGGAGATTATGCTGCTAATACAATATCATATGCAGGATTTTTGGTTGATGATACAGTAGTATATTGCACACCATCACAATGGACTATTTATTTAACATCAAATAATTATGAAATGAGTTTTGATTGCACACCGTTATTACAAAGTGCTAATTGGCAAGGTGGAAATATAACTTTTGTAATGATGAGTGATACGCTTTCTGCTAATGTAAAAACAAGAGTTAAATTAACATATTACAATAATCCATTAGCCAGTATGATTGTAACTGGAACTTATTATGAAAGTGGCGATATTGGAAGAGTTTATGTTCAAGTGGCTGATGATGGAGTTCCAGTTACCAATGCAAGTTGTTATGCTACTATTTATGCACCAGACTATACTATATGGGCTGATAGTCAATTATTAGTTGAACTACCAGGTGAATCAGGTATGTATGTTTATCCATTTGTAGCACCCAACGAGACTGGTGTTTATGGCATAGCTGTGAGTTGTCAGTATGATTATAGTACATTTTGGGTATATCAGGCAGATGATATTGATTATGTTGATTATACTGTAACACTTGGTACTTGGGATGGAGGAGCTGCTATTAATTTAAATGATTATGCTGATGGTTTGTATATGGCGTTTACATCAGGAGGAGGAGCAACAAAAAGTGTTGATGTATATTATGATTTTGATATAACTGGTAAAGTAACTATAGATAATACAACAGATATATATTTACATTGGTTGGGAGAGGCTACAGGTACACCAACACTTACTATGTATTGGTGGAATTGGACAAGTGGTGTTTGGGTAACTTTTCCAGACACATTAACACTTTCAGGAAAAGGAGGAACAGCTGCACCAACAGGCGCTGATGACTATTTATCAAGCAAATTTTTGTTTGACAATTATAATGATGTTATAAATAGTAGCAATATTATTAGAGTTAGAACACTGCTGGGGGGACCAGCAATTTTTAATTATTGGCATAATTGGTTGGCGTTACGTTTTAACTCACCATCTTCATCAACCTTAAGCCAAATTAGAGGTGGGGGAGAGATAAATGTAAAAAACAGATTAGAGGATATACCGTTTAATGTTTGGAATTATACAAACAGAACGCTAACAGCAACAGGACAACATTGGGTAGGAAAAACTGAATATGTACCAAATGAGATAGGAAAGGTAGTTATTAGAGCTATTGATTCTAATGGAGAACCATTGGAGGGAGCTGATTGTGAGGTGGGTGTAGTTTATCCAAATAATACTTTTTATATTAATAGAAGTAATATGACTGAGTGGGCAGGTAATATAACTGGTATTTATTATTTTGATTTCCTTGTTCCAGATGTTTCAGGAATATATACTTATGGTGTTGATTGTTTTAAAGGTGGAAAAGATTATTATATGTTAAATACGTTCCACGTGGTTGTTCCAGAAGTTTATGCAGTAAATAATATAACATCTGAGGAGATTTGGAATTATACAAATAGAAATTTAACTTACTATCCACCAACCACAACTGCAGAAGGTGTTTGGAATTATACAAATAGAACGTTGACATATTATGAAGATGTTACAAATTATACCTTAATTCCAATTGATGTTTGGAATTATGCAAACAGGACACTAACGTATTATGATGTAAATAATATAACACCAAATGATATCTGGGCATTTATTAATAGAAATTTAACTTACTACCCACCAACAACAACTGCAGAGCAAATTTGGAATTACACAAACAGGAATTTAACTTATTATGAGGATACAACAAATTACACAAGAATACCAGATGATGTATGGGGTTATAGTGGTAATGTTACAAGTAATTTATTAGCACAATTTGCAACAGACATTTGGGGCTATGTGGCAAGATATACACACGGGGTGGTGATATAAAATGGATGAAAGAACGCCAGTGCATAGAATAGAAGGATTAGGTAGACAACAGCTTCCACCAGAGTTAATGCCTCGTCAAAGAAGAGCTTTACAACAACAAATGGCGCCAAATCCATTTGCTGTTGAACAATATAGAAATATTGGTCTGCCTGATATGCCAGTAAGTTTTGGTGGGGGTATGACTGAAACTATGTTGAACAATAGCGAGGTTCCTGAAGAGATTAGGAATAGGTTTTGGTATATATTCCATAAAGATAATGTATTAACATTTTTAGATGAGGACAGAAAGGAGAGTAAGTTATTAAATTATGATATTATTAAAATTGATATATTGAATAGTATTCCATATTATGACTACACGTTTGAACAGGAATTACAGTTTGATATGTTGAGAAATGTTTTAGAGACTAAATTAGATAGAGCATTAGGATTTAAAGGCCAGAATATTAAAAATGAAAGAATAATGCTTCAATCACAATTTAGTGAACAGAGACATATAAGTGAAACAGGAGATGGAGGACCAATTAAAGAAGGGTTCTTTAAACGTTTGCTTGGCAGAAGGTAAATAGGGGGTTTTAGAAATGGCGTTAGAATGGTTGACAAATATTTATCTATGGATAGGAATATCATTATTGTTTATATTGTTATTTGGAATATTAATGGTATTTTTAGTAATCTTGGCGAAGAAGACACACGCAATCGTGGAGTTTAAAGCTTGGAGAAAAGGAAAACCAATTGCTTTATTCTTTTTAGAAAATAGATATTGTGAGTGGAAGCCTGTTATACCCGAGGCAGGTATAATACAAGATGACAATTATGGTTCCTTTATAATAAATGAAAGAGCTACTTATGTTGATAAAAGAACAAAGGCTGTTTTAATTCCTTTTGATGCTTCATTTGGTGCAAGTGTAAATGTGCATGCAGCAAAGTTAGCAGATGATTTACAATATGTAGTAAAAGATGAAGAGGAGCTAAAAAAATTACGTTATGCTATAGCACACAATTTAATTGATGACAACGTGACTATAACAGCACTTAAAACAAGCATACATTTTGGAGCAGTTAAAAATATGATGACTGCACTAATACCACATAATATAAGTGCTAAAATTGAGAAGATAGTTGCTTCAAGAATGAGAAATTATGGTAAAATTAATGTGCCACATATAGCACTTTTATTTGCTGCTATATTAGGTGCAATTATAATTGGGTATTTAATAATAAGAGTAGCAGCTAAATAAAATGGCAACAGCAACTGGACCTCCAGCAGCAAGTTATAAATTTAACACCTTTCAGGAGATTAAGTCTCATTCATCTATTTTGTATAATGAAAGAATGGCAATTCTTTTTTATTTGTTAGATATGAGAAGTATTGAAATGAATAGAGACTTTAGCGTTCATAGTATGTTGGAGGTTAGGGCAATATTAAAACAGATTTATAAGAATATAAGAATGTTGATACGTAACAACCCAACAGTTAGGGCGACATTAAACTTGGAGACAAAAGACCCAGGCATTTACATAACTGATTTTGCTATGGGCACAATTGATAGAATGATTGAATATTGTGATACCAATGAATATACTACAAGGAGAATTTATATTATTATTAATGAGCTTAATAGGTTAGAGATGTTAATGAAGGACATTTTACAATACTTCCATTACTTTATACGTCCTGATTTCAGGCAAAAACCAGATATTGAGATTGCTACTGAAAGCTATAAAGAAATAGCTGATAAACGTACTATTGAAGAATTAAAAGAGATTGTTGGAAAATCACACACTATTGATTTTGAAAATTTAGGAACAAGTAGAGTGGAATTAACACAGGAAATAGAATATGATAAAGTTGTTGATGGTCCTGAGGATGAGGATGAAGACGAAGATAATACACTTGATTCTAGTTAAATAAAAATATATATATAAAGAAGGAGACTAATAATAGTTTTAAATTAGAGGGTAATGGAGAAAAAATGAGAATTATACTATTGTTTCTACCTTTATTTATGTTAATTATATTGCCTTTTGTTTTGGCTAATCCAGCACCTCAAGCTGAGATTACAACTGATACAACATTAATAGGAGATGCAAATGTAACACAATGGAATATAACAGGAGCAGTGCTTGATTGCCAAGGAGCAACTCTAACAAGAGAAAGTGGAACTGATTACATTATTCATTTAAATAATGGTGCAGTTGTGAAGAATTGCATCATAGATGACTCAGCTAGTTATCAGACAGTAACGATTGACCAAAGCAATGTTGTGTTTGATAATAACACAGTTATTATGAATTATGATGGTCATCCTTTCTGGATTGGTGCGGTTAGCAATGTAAATATAACAAATAACCATCTTGTTCAGTTATACGCTGATACTGGTTTTATTGGCAGCTCAGGGTCAAATAATATTAGGATAATTGGCAACAGATTAGACGGAGATGGTTCCAATCCAATAGGTATTTGGGGTGCTTCATATGATTATTTTATTGAGGATAATTATATTAATGGTAGCAGAGGAATAATTTTTGAGGAAGGGTCTCATGATATCACTATTAGGAATAATACATTTGTGAATTATGAATCTGGTAGGGCAATCACTTTTGATGAAAATCAGAATATTCATGATGTCTTGATTGAAGACCATTATGTATCAGGAACAGGTCAATTTATTTATGCTACAAATGCAAGTAACATAATGATAAGAGATAATATCTGGCAGGATGCCAATCCAAACAATTTTATTATGAGATTTGGTGATGGTAATAACCTTACTGTGTATAACAATACATTTAATAATTTAACCTTTGTAAATCCAGGAACTGATGTACGTATTATTGAATTTGATGGTGGTAATTTTAATAATGTTTTAGTTCAAGATAATTATATTAATAATATTGTGGTTAAAGATTATGATACTATACTTTCAACAACTGGGAATATGGTTAATTTTACAATTGATGGTAACTATATTAATAATATTTGGTGGCCAGTGTGGAGTGATGATACAATACACGTTCTTGAAATAACATCACAGAATAATAATACTTATATAACAAATAATCATATATCAAATGTTACAAATAATAATGCTAGCAATGGTGGCTTAATTCATATGAGAAATGATAATTTTAATATTGTGATAGATAACAATACATTTGCTGATTGTGTTTGGTATTCTGATGATAATTTTATTTGGTATGATGTACTTAACTTGGAGGGGGTTGGTATTAATGTAACTAATAATATATTTGAGGATTTTTATATGTATGGTAGTGATAATTATAATAACATAATTAATATCCACAATGCTTACAATATGTTAATTGATGGAAACACCTTTCAACGTTTATATGCACCTGAGGGAATACTTAATATTGGAACTGCAGATAATATAATTGTATCTAATAATATTTTTACACAGTTTGGTGACCAGGGAGGTAGTATGTTTGGAACTGGTAGTTCTTCAACTTATTTATTATTTAAAGATAACAATTGGTCTTATACTAATAATAGTGCTATGTTTTGTGGTAATTACATACTTAATATGACTGGAAACAGATTTAATAATCTTTTTATAGAGCAAGATATTAATATATTTTGTTTGCAACCAAATGATACCATAACTTATAATGTTTTTAATGATATAACATATACAAGTGGGCAATTTTTTAATTTAGCAAGTGGTAGTAATTATTGGATTAATTATAATAATTTTAGCAATATTGATTTTATTAATGGATATCAGTTACTTTGGGACCAAGCAGATACTACTGATGTAGAATTTGTAGGAAATAGATTAATTAATATAACAGGAACATCAGGAGTTATACACCCTAATGGTGATAATTATTTAATTGAGGATAATTTATTTCAAAATTTTGATGGTTGGGCATTATTTTTTGATAAAGGAGATAATTATATAGTAAGAGAAAATAGATTTATTGATACAGGAACAATTGCAATGAATTCTAATAGTGGTGATTATCTAGAAAATTATTTGTTTGAAGATAATTTATTTCAAGATATAATCAATGATACATATATGGGAGGAGCACTTTTTTTCCATAATATAACTTGGAATAAAAATAATTTTAGCATAACCCGTAATTGTCTTGATATTTCTGGGGCATCACATTATTGTTTTTGGAATGGTGTGAGAGGGTTTAATAGTTTTACAAATAATAATTTTTTAACTAATGGTTTTAATATGAGTTGGTCTTTTCCAGCATCAGTAATATTATTTGATACAGACCTTTTTGAAGAAGTATTGGTAGAAAACAATACAGGACCTTTTAGTATAGTTCCAAGGTTAAGATATGGTAGTGATATGAATTTGACAGTTAGAAATAATAATATTGTTTATAATTATTTTCCAGAACATTCTTATTATGAGTATAATGCACAGGAGGCGTTTATCTATTTATATGAATATAGTGGGGAGACTGATACAGTTTATAATGTACTTTATGAAGGAAACACGTTTACTTCAAATGGTGATAGTACTATGATTTACCCAAGATTAATATCTCCTGATGATAATGTTTTAATAAATGGAAATACATTTAATGGCGATATTGTGTATATATTTAGGACAGCAAACCAAGAGAATTATATTACTTATAGTGGAAATACATTAAATAATGTAAATGTTAATATGATACCATTCTTTGATTTTAATATATCATCATCACATGATTTTTTTAGTAAGGCAGATAGAATTGATTTAGATGCTAGACACATTTGGGGTGGTAATATAGCAGGAATAACAGGAGATATGAATGATTTACAGATTGGCAATGTGGTACTGTTACCAGCTAATACCAATGTAAATTTGTTAAATTTAGTTTTAGAGGCTCCAATACTTAATAATGGTACAAATAATAGTTTTAATGTAGAAGGAATGACTTATGTAAATATAACCAATTATGTAGAAGAAGATGAAAATCAAACTCCGGAATTTACTGGAAATACAACCAATTTGGCTGTTAATGTTAATATACAAAATGTCTCATTAGTTTTAGATAATAACCAAGGCACTATTGAATGGGAGCAACCTGTAAATTTAACTGTTAATGGAAATATTGATGCTATAGTTGAAATAGGTACCAATACTATTGAGGTTAAAACAAATCTTAATCCAAGTATGAATAAACCAGCAAGATTGACATTTAAAGATTTAACCTATACAAATGTTGACCAATTTGATGTATATAAAAATGGTGTAATTTGTACATCAAGCGAATGTTATGATGAGGAATTTGTTGGTAACTATTATAGGTTGAGAGTTAGTAGTTTTAGTAATTTTACCTTACGTAATAGTTTTGATATGAATACTTATTTAGGAGTAAGAGATGATTTGTTTGTGATATTAGGGGCGTTTGCTTTCTTGGTAGTTATGATTGGTGCTGCTATTGTATTAATGATACTTACTGGAAGCTTTGATACCACAAGCACATTAAGTATTATATTAGTTGCAGCATTAGGTTTTGCACTTTTAATGGCTGTATTAATGGCTATATTAACTAACTTTGTGGTATGATAAATATATATATATAAAGGAAAAGACAAATTAATCTATTAAAGTAGTGGGTAGAGCGTTAAGATGAGAGTGAAGACATTAATATTACCTTTATTTATACTATTTCTAGTACCCTTTGTTTTTGCTGCAGTACCAGTAATAGACACTGCTTTAATTAACATTACAGCACCATCTCCAGTTGATGATTTGCCTGGTTATTGTAAGGCAAATGATAGTGATGGAGGAACACTTACGTATTATTATAGATGGTATAGTAATGGTGTTTTAAGATATGAGTGGGTTGAGGAGAGCAGTGCTGTCCAGGGAGCACACAACGATGGTGTAGATAGAAAGTGGCCACATCTAATATATAACTTAACAGGAGATGATAGTTGGATTATGATTAGTGGCGCTAATAAAGATGAGGCAGAGGAGTTTTATGGATATAGATGGAATGGTACAGAATGGGTAGCAAACAGTAGTGTAGTTGCTGGTTTAAATACTGTATTATCAGGGAATCAAGATGCGTATATAGCAGGTGGCTATAATGTAAGTGGAGATGGAAAATATGATGTGTGCATTACGGATTATAGTCTAAACAATAATAATATGCAATGGAATGGTACAGAATGGGTAGCGGGTGGAACAACTTGTATGTCTTCAATTGGTACAGGACCATACCCAAACGTTATGGAAAATTTATTTAATAATGGTGACTGGTATGGTTTTACTCATACTTGTTGTAGTGGAGGCACAAACGGATGGACAAGGTCGCCAGGAGATGTAGGTTGGACAAGTGACAACACAGTATTTTCAACAATAATTGCAAGTGGCCACCACACTATATATGGTGCTTATATAAATAATGTTCCAACTGTTGTGTTTTTACACTCATCTTGGCACACAAACAGATTTTATGAATGGAATGGAACTGCTTTTGAATATAAACCACTTATGGACCTTTATACAGGACATTACTCCAAGTTTGGAGGACAATTTGTTTATGATTTTAATAATGAGGGAAAGTGGAGGATTTTTGAAGGACACTACAATAGCGCGCAATTTAGGTCTTATTTGTTTAATGATTTATTTAATGTGGCAAGTGTACCAGAAAGCACATTATATAATGTTGAAAACATATCCTCTGATAGGACTTCCAATAGTGAAAATTGGACGTTATCGTGTATGGCAAGTGATGGCACAAGCAATAGTAGTTGGCTAAACGATACTGTTGTGATTGAGGTTTGTCCTGAGACTGTAAGTAATATAACAGAAAACACAAATTTATATGGTGAGGGTTGTGTTGTACAGACTGTGAACGTACAGGAGAATGGAAGAATTGATTGTGCAGGTGGAGGATTAACTGGCAGTGGAGGATTTACTTTAGCATTAACTGGTGAGAATTCTGCCTTAACTAATTGTACTTTACAGAACGTGAATTTGGTGGTAGATGTGCCAAGTGGAGGCATAGTGTTTCCAACTTTAAATGCAACAATAACCGATACAACTAATAATATCGTTATACAGCCAAGGTCAATTTATGTTGATAGTACAGCATTACCAGATTTAGATGTACCAGCAAGTTTAACATTTAGGAATACTGGTTATACAACCTTGGAGCAATTTGATGTTTACAAAGATGGTGTTGAGTGTACAGATTGCGTTGAGGGTGACATAGTAAATGGAACATTTAATATGAATGTAACAGGGTTTAGTAATTTTACATTAAGAGATGGAATTGATTATGCTACATATAAGACAGTAAGAGATGATGCTATATACATACTTGGAGTATTTGCTTTAGTTGTTGTTTTATTAGCTGCCACCTTTGTTGTTATGTTTGTTTTTGGCAAGATGGAGATTGATGTTTTACTACCTATTATACTTGCCTTAGCAGCAGGAGCTGCTGTATTGATGGCTGTGTTTTATGTGATTGCGCAGGCTATGATAGTTTAAATAAAAATATATATATAAAGGAAAACGTATAAATTTAAGTAAAGAGAACGTAAAAATGAAGTTTAACCTGACATACAATAATATAAAATTTATGTCAGTTGTGGCTAAAGATGAGAATGCTGCTTGGGAACAAGTTAAAAAAGCAGGAATTAGAAATAAAAGTAATATGTTAAAATTAATTAAAGTTGAGGTGTGAAATGGCCAAAAAGAATACAGATTTAATGAAAGAGGCTAAAGATGTAATGAAAGTTGGTGCTACTACAATGGTAGGACACGGAGTTCTTGCTGGACTGAGTAATGTACCAGGTATGCCTGCACAAGCTGGGCAGACTGCCAAAATTGCAGGCAGTGGATTAACATTAGTTAATGTTGGACAATTAGCTAAAAGTGGAATGACAGTAGTTAAGATGTTTGATACTGGAAAAAGTAAAAAACTTAAAAAGAGTTGGTGGTAAGAATGGGTGTTGTGGAGAATATATTAGGTAAGAGACCAGAGTGGGCAGCTTCTGTGGCTTATGTTGATAAACTTGCTAAGAAAGTACAAAAAAGATATAAAGTTAGCAAAGAAGATGCAAGAGATATACTTGATGAAGCAAGTGCTTATAATATTAATGACGAGGCAGACTTATTTTATGTTATTGAGGCAGAGATATTACCAAATTGGAGGTAAAACAAAATGGCTAAGAAAAAATATGAGATGCCAACTGGTGTTGGGGCTGACCCATATGATGTTGCTGAAGAAACTAAGAAGCCAGTTCAAAAGGCAACACCTGCAGGTATAGTAAACAAGATTTTAAAGAAAAAGTATTAGAAATAATACGCTGGATAAGGAGGTAGAAAAATGTTTGATATTGATAAAAGTATCAATAGAATAATTGGAACAAAGAAAAAATTTAAAGATAGTGATTTTGATGGTGTTCCTGACAGTAGAGACTGCCAACCATTTAATCCTTTAAGACAAGATAAAGTAGATATATATTATTATAAAAAAGGATTAGACCCTAGAACAAGTACATTTTGGGATAGTATATATAGAGAAGTACATTATGGAAATAAACCATCATTAGCAGTTACTAGAAACGAGTTTAATACCTATTGGGGATATGTTGATAGTAGAAATGTCGATACAACAACAAGGTCCACACAAGGTGTTTTAGAGTCTATTTTTGGTATGTATAATGTTAGTAATCCATTAGCTACTCCTGCTGGTCAACAGAAAATAAGAAGTGTGGGTGTTGGTCATACAAGTATGAGTATTGGTGACGTAATTAAGTTAGGAGGAATATATTATATTGTTGCAAGTGAAGGATTTAAAAGATTATATGTGAGGTAAAGAAAATGGACCCAGTAAAAAAGATTTTAGGAAAAGAACCAAAACATTATCCAAAGCCAAAATATCCTTATTGTAATAAAGGACATCTTTTGGTTGAGGTATATAATGAAAAATATAATAGATATGATTGGGACTGTCCAACTTGTATTGAAGCAATGAGAAGAGCCCGTGAGGGGAGGTAAAGAAAATGGAATTTTATGCAATGGCATTAAAGAAAAAAATTAATATACCAGATGTGAATGTAAGGAAAGTAGTGAGAAATGGAAGAGCCTTTTTAGTTGGAAAATATAAAGTTGGTAGCAAAGAATACGAGGCTTGGAGAGCACTTGGAAAGGTGAAATAAAAATGGCCTTTGATGAGCAGTTTGAAAAGGTTGGTGGCGGTCCAACTGGAAAAAGCTGGTGGAAGGAACAACGTAAAAGATTAGAACAGGAAAAAGAAAGAAGAAAAAAATCTGTTTTACGCAATCTACCAGAGGATACAATAAGGCGAATATTAGAAGAAGAATAGTCACATTAGTGTGAATAAAAGGTGAGGTGCTGATAGGATGGCAAAAGGCAGAAAGAAAAAGAAGTAAATATGTTACTAAGGAGTTACTGATAAAATTGTTTTTTTAATTTTAAATTTTAAAATTTGAGGAGTAACACATGGCGAAGGATGTTGATGATATAATTAAGGAGGAAATAAAAGAAGGTGTTGACTTCTTTTTTAGATGGAAGAAGGCAATAACAGCACACTTGAAGAAAAAATGAGATTTGGAAGAAAAACATTAGAAGAAATAAAAGAAGAGGATGAGATAATAAGAGCAAGTGATTTGGATTTAAAATTGAAAACACCGCAGTTTTGGAAACGTGATGATATGGGTGAGATATAATGGCAAGAATAAAACGGAGGTAGTAAAATGTATTATCAAAGAGTTTCAAACAAAGATTTTGAACAAAACATTAAAGGGAAGCTACCGTTTGGTGGGTGGGTTTTAATAAATGAGCCAACTATAAGACATCTGGGAGTTAAACCAGGTGATGTGATTGTTAATAAATACAGAACAATATATTTTAGGGTAAAAGGATAAAATGGCAACAATTAAAGATATGAAACCTTGGATGACACCAACCAAATTTGAACGAGAAAGGTTTAAATTAGTAAAAAAAGATGGAGAATTTTTTATTGGTTATAATGGTGATTTACTTATGTCTCTTCACACTACTGACAAAAAAGAGGCTGAAGAGATGTTTGGATTAAGAGTTGATAAAGTTATAGAAAATATTAATAGAGGGTGATATAAATGCCAGCAAATCTAAGATTTTACAATAGAGACCCAAACGGGTTAGGTAGAGGACGTGGAGTCTATTATCATAGAGGACATGGATATTGGAGTAAGTATGATGTAGGTAGAGATGCTAAGATACAGGCGAGAGGATATAGAACACACAAGACAGGATTGAGTAAAACAACTGGTAAGGCAAGTAAGATAGCACAAGCAGGAGATGGCAAACTACCACGTTAAATCAAAACATTTAAATATCTTTTTCTTTAGTTAAAAGAATGTATAAATCACAACATTTATATAGTGGAATATATTATTTAATATAAGGCTTTAAATAAAATAGAGGGGGTGATTTATTTTGAAAAGAGGCACCTCTATAAGGGGTAGAAAACGTGCCAAACGTTCTAAGCCTCCAAAATCACGTAGATATTGTTTGGCTTGTCAAAAGAGGACAAGTTTTAGATATGATAAAATTGTAGGTCATAGTAGATGTTGTGAATGTGGAGGAGCATTATCAAAACGTTTTACTCCAAAGGAGGTGGAAAAGTTTGTCAAAAGCAAACAGAAAAAAAAGAACTTGTAAAATATGTGGAGCACCAAGTTATGGTTTTAGATGTTTCAGTTGCCACGTGAGACGAGCAGGGTCACGTGTCAGCCAAATGCTACAAAGCAGAAAGCAGTTGAAAAGAAGAATGGGTATAGAAGATGTTTGGGATTACCAAATACATGACAAAAGTGAAAGTGACTATATGCCACGACAAAGAGATTAATGAGGATACAATAGTGAAAGCTTTGGAGGACAACTTGGAGTTTAAACTATTAATGGTTGAAGGAATTAGGACAAAGGTGACAGAAAAACAATGAGGCCTCCTTATTGGTGTCCAAATGGGTGTGGTAAATGTGTGAGTTTGGTATTGGATAGTAATGTTCCAAAAGAGATAAGAGCTTATAGATGTAAAAGATGTGGTGAGTATTTTACATTAAGGAGGTTAAAAAGATATCATAACTATGGAGGGTAAAAAATGGACGAGGATGAAACAACCTTAAGAATGAATTTAGTTGAGATGGTTAATGACCTAAAAGGAAAAAGAATATTAAAAGAAACACTGGTTGGGTTTTTACATCATTATGGTTTGGTGGAATACATACCTGAGGAAGATAAAAAACCAATAGGAATTAAATTTAACAACCAATATTATGCCAGGAGTGAACAAGGTGAGTATGTTAAGGTTAATTATATATTAGGTTTGGAGGAGGGTGAAAAATGAATGTAAACGAGATATTTGAGAGCATACAAGGTGAAGGACCATTTACAGGCAAGCCTGCTGTGTTTGTGAGGCTGTGGGGTTGTATCAAACCATATTGTAGTTTCTGTGATACAAAATATGCTTGGAGCAACAAAAAGAAAGAAGCAAAAGGTATGGACGTTAGTGATATCATAAAAAAGGTTGAGAAATATAAATCAAAATTTGTTGTAATAACAGGAGGAGAACCTTTTGCACAGGAAAAGGTTTATTATTTAATTAACAGGCTATTAGGTGATGGATATAAAGTTCAAGTTGAAACAAGTGGAAAGGCAGAGATACTTAAAAATAGATTTGATGATTTTATGAGTGATAATTTAAGTATTATAATGTCACCAAAACAATACAATGGAAGATTTAAGGTATTTGACAATAAAACACTTGATGTAGCTGACGTTTATAAGTTTGTTGTTGAAAATAAAGAAGAGTTGAATAATGTAATTGAATTTGTAAGGTGGAATAATATTGAGAAAAAACGTGTATTCCTAATGCCTAAAGGTGCTACACGTAAGGAGCAGTTAAAGATTAGCCAACAAGTGATTAAGTGGTGTATTGATAATGGTTTTAATTTTTCAACAAGATTACATATATTAATTTGGGATAGAAAAAGAAAGGTGTGAACAGGAGTAGTAATTACCCGAGATTGCTACGCTACAATAGGAGGGACTGAGGCATCTGGAGTAGCAACCTAACTGCCGAACACCTCCAACTCCTTCACAAAACCTAAACAAAAAGGAAGTGGCTGAAATTAAGGCACGTGGATTAATCTCCTCTCTATAAGTCTGGGGTAAACGGTCTGGCAAGTCCTTTTATGAAAAAGGTGGAAATTCCAGTGGCAGGTGGAAGACCTTCCTTCCTTTATAACTCTCTGTTTTCATGGTGAATAGGTGTTCTGGGACCTCGTCTCCCAGCCCTCACCCTAATTTCTAAATTTTAATTTTAACACCAATGAGAACAATAGAAGTTTTTGGCTACTATGCCAGCTATTACTACCACAGCCACGATTAAGGCAGTAACGAAGATTAGAGTAATCACCATACGTATCTTGTGTTTTGTTTTTCTATTCATTTATTGTGTGTTTTATACCTGTTCAATCATATAAATGTTTTCAGGTTGCATTAAGGCTAATTGTCTTTGTTCTTTTTTTGCTTCTTCAAAGCTGTTATATATAGTATCTTCTTTCTCATCTACATCAACTGGTATGTAGGCTACTATTTTATATTTTCCACTATTTGGATATTTAACTCTTGCTGCCATTTTTTCCACCCCTCATTATTCTATATAATATTAAAAAGATAAAGATTATAATCATTATTGTAAATCCAAATATCACTTGCTCATTACTTATTTGGAGTGCCATTTATTCATCCTCATAATCTGGGAAAAATACTTTTTGAACTTCTTTTCCATCTTTAAATGCTTGTATTAATGTTTGACTATTCTCTTCATCTAACTCAAAAGTTACTCCTTCTCCTCTTGCTACATCAAACATTATTTCAACTCTTTGTTTCTTTCTCATTTTGTTCCACTCCGTTTCTTTTCTTTGATTTATACCACTGCCACTCAAATGTGATAAGTGCTATAATAAGTAATGCTATTGCTAACCAATTTATAGCAGTAATAAGACAGGTGTAGATGGCTAATAACACAAACATCATCATCATTACACTTTCCACAACATCAAAAGGAAATGTTGTTCCATATTTAATCTGTTTTCTTCCCATCTCTATCTCCCCATAAGTCACCAACTATAATATTACAATTATGCTTTTCTTTTAATACTTTTCTATGTTTTGCCACCAATGATTCACTTGTTGTGACAAACCTTTTTTGTTGTTCATTTGAAATTAAATATTGAAAAAAGTCGTATAATGATATAATATCTCTTTCAGTAAGTTTTTCTATTTCCATAAACTCCAAATCAGCCTCCTCCTGTAATTCTTTGTCACTCATTTTACCTAACATATCAAATATGTCTTTTGGTGTTGGTTTCTTTTTGTCACTTGTTATTCTCATTTTAACACTTGCCCTCATCTGGCTTTAAGCCAATTTTCCTATCTACTTTTAATGCTATTTTCCTTGTCAAAGCAAACAGCTTATAAAAGTCTTCTATTGTCCATTTTGTATCTGTGAATCCGTGACCCATTTTCAATCCTATACTTTGTAGTTTCCTCACATCTCTTCTTATTGCATCCCATTCTTTTCCTTTAGGAACCTCTATATCATATAAATGGTCACTTGCTGCATTCATCATCATCTCAATTTCCTTTGCTAAATATTTCTCATAGTCACCATCATATACTTTATCTGCTATCTCCACAAACATCTTTAAGTATTGCATATAAGGAAACCCATAGTTTAAGGTATCTGGCGGACTTCCACTTATCATCAACTTTCTATTCTTAGGTGTTTCGTCCATCCACTTTTTGTATATCCTCATTTTACTTGCGTTAAAATGTTCAATATGTTCTGCAAACTTTACCAAACATATTACTAATCCTTTTCCATATTCTGATTTAGCCATCTTTCTTCCTCCTCCTAAAATTTATAATCACAAGTATAATTATAATAATGAAGGAGACAAGCAAGTAAATCTCCTCTACTAAATCACCAAACCACCCTGCTATTACATTATGAAATAAAGCCAATAGGCAGAGGACTATAATAATGAAAGTTAAAATTGGAAATCGTTCATCACTCATTTTTTCTCTCCTTATATCTCTTTACATTAATGTTGTGGCAATGACGGCAAATTGATTTACTATAATTAGCCTTACGTTTAAGGCATTGATTACAATAACCAAGCCTCTTTGCCTTCTCTCTTCTCTTTGCCATATATTTTTTGTTATACTCCTGCCACTTCTTTTTGTTCTTTTCTATATATTTCTTACGTGTTTTAGCATACTTTCCACTCTCAACATATTTTCTCATATATTTATTTTTAATCACCATCTTTTATTATCCTCTATCATTCTTTTACTAATGGCTATTACATAACCAATCCAAATTAAAATAAACTCCAACAAGCAAAGGAAAATATAATCCCAAAAGGTTCGTTCACCATATAACACAACATCAAAGTAAGCCATAACAGGTATCAAAAATAAAAAGACAGCTAAAATAAGTGGTAAATGTAATCTTATTTCTACTATGTCTTTAACCATATAACTTCCAATCTTATTTAATACTTTTGATAACTTACTTTCTCTTTTCATCCTCATTTCACCTGTTTTTTTGTTAAAACTATACTTTTTCATCATATTTATCAAAATCCGTCTCATTTAAACACTTGATTTCCACACGTTCTTGCGGTAGTTAATAGTTTAACACCCGCGGATTTATCCACCACTTAAACCTAATTTATCTACTTAGATAGTTTAGGTTTAACGTGTGATTGTTGTTTAACGTGTATTGTGTAATAAAAGTGGTGAAAACGTGGAATTTCAGTGTTTGTGTGTGTTTAACCACCCTGTTTATATTAAATAACACCCCACACCATGATTTATACAATTAATCATAACATATATACCCACAATTATCATTAAAATTAGGATAGTGATTGTAAATATCCACACCCACACATTTTTATTCATATTTAATCATCTTTATCAAGCAACATAACAACAATAAACTCTTCCACATTATTACTTTCCATTTGTGTGCTTTCAGTAGCTATAAAGGTTTCTGCCTCTGCTTTTGTGTCAAAAATATCTTTTTCATAGCCACAATACTCCCCATCAGTGTTTAAGGCTATTACTTGATATTTCATTTTCTTACACCAGGAAAAGTTTTTACTAAATCACTATAATTTTTCATAATTTCAATTATTGTGTCTCTCTCTAATCCAGAGATTTGACTAACTGTCTTTACATCAAACATATTAGTCACTCCACTCTCTCTCACCTTTTCATATGCTTCAAAATCTTCTTTTGATATCTCCATGTTACTCCACCTCAGTATTTTATAATCTTACCACAATTGCAACAAATAACTACCCCACCACTGGTTACTGCAATCTCTCTTCCTTCTTCACTGCATTTACATACGTCTTCTTCCAAAATAATCCACCCACCTATTTATGGTTAAAATAAAAAAATTCAAAAAAAAATTTACTGAAACAATTTATATGGTGTTTTGAACATAATAAATGACATTACGTCCTGAAGTTCTTTTATGGACACCTTTATGGCTTGCCTTTATTTTTGACAATACATAATGGGATTGGCGCCCATCCAAGCCATATGCCTTATTCAAAACATCTGATGACATCTCTGCACCTTTTAGCATCTTATCATAGACCTCTATCATAATCTGCTTCAGTCGTCCTCGCTTGCCAGTATTTCGCCTTTTACTTGGTCTTCCTCTGCTATTTAAACTGACATAGGGGTCAAGTTCCTTAGCAAGTGCAGCTAACTCAACTATGACAGCCTTTAGACGTTTAGCATAATCCACATAACGTCCTCTTTGGTTGTCATATCTGTTTGCCTTCTCTGACAGTTCTGTCAGTTGTTCTATCAGTGTTTTCATATATATTCCTCCTTCACCTTTTAAGTGAATATAAAATAAAAAAAGTCTGGATTAAGTTAGGAGAGACAATGGTGAAGAGGTGAAGAAACTCCACCCATTCCGCCTCTGCCTTCTCGTTCTAAAATCCAAACTTTTTTTATATGATAAGGCCATACTCTTTCAGTTTGGCCTCGGTGTCTATATTTTTTCCAGGCAACATTTTCTTTAATCCGTTCTCTACGATGTTGCCAAATCCTAAATGTTTTTCTACGTCGTCCATTTTAATGACCTCCTGTTATTACATTATTTTTTAAGTTGAATAAGTATATAAATTTTTTGATTATACGTTATTCTCATCAGTTAATTCTGCAATCCATTCATCAATTAAATCTCTTGCACTTTCTAAATCTTCAATTTCTGGAGATGTGCCAAACACATCTTCAAGCCATTTTCTATCAAGTTTTTCCATTATTCTCCTCCCTCCACTTCTATGTCATAAACATAATTATCTTCATCTTGTGGCAAACCTTTTATATAGTTCTCTGCCTCTTCTTTTGTTTTAAAACCTGTTTTCAGTTTTTCAATTTTAATCACACTAAATCTCCGCCTCTTTTCCAAAACATCAACTAATATGTTTGCCACGGTGTTATTACTCTTGCCTTCCAACAAATCAACTATTCTTTCAGCTATTGTCTTCATTTTCCACCTTTACAATATCATACTCACCAATTCTTTTGTATGTATCTTTCTTTGTTTTTATGTAAAATTCTTCACCTGTTTTATATTCCACACACACCACAGTGCTTGAAGGTGGAATAATATATGCCTTGTCTTCTTTAATCAACTTGTCTATTGTTTTCTGGTTTAATATCTCCTTTACTTTCATTTTTCAATTACCCCCGTCACATATTTAAAACTTTCAATTACATCATCTGGTGCATTTGTTTTAATTAACCAATCATAAACAACACCGTATTCGTCATCAAAATCTACACTCATTTTCTTTCCTCCATTAGTTTCCTTGCCTTTGCTAAGGCTTGTTTTTTAGTATTAAAAGCAAAATACTCACCTTTATCTTTTCCATCAGTTCTGCCTATCCAAACCCTATATTCTCCATAATTTAACTTATATTCCTCGTCCTCCTCATAAACCAAAATTGTTTTTGGTATCTTATTTGATAGCGTAAAATATTCAACTGCAATCCAACTTTTGTCCTTTGGTTGTTCAACAACCTTTCCCCAATCTGTTAGTGCCATTTAAATCATCTGTGGTAATGTATAATCTAAAGTTATAAAATTCTTTAATTCATAACCTTTATAAGCTTGAACAATAGTATTGCAAACAAGACTGGCAACACCCAAAACGGTGAAAATAATTGCTCTCTCTGTGCAACGTTCCTGCACTGCCTCTTCATCTGTAAATAATGTCTCCTCATACAACGCTACTCTTTTTTTGCTTGTCATATCAACATTATAAACCTGTCCTTGTAGTCCTGCCATACGTGTATCAATAAACAATTGAACCTTATCTCTCTTACAAGCATCAAATACAACTTTTCTTGCCTTCATTTTATCTACACAACAAATCACTATTTGACTGTCAAGTTTTTGTCCTTTGTATTCACCAAATGTTTCTACCTCTACCTCTTCATTAAACTCCTGCATCCAATCTCTGGTAGCTTTTGCTTTACGCAAACCAATATCACTTTCCGTAAAAAATTGATTTGGTAAGTTGTGTTCTTCAACTTTATCAAAATCATAAAGAGCAAATTTTTGCAAACCCATTTTTGCCAAACTTACTGCAACATAACTACCAACTGCTCCACAACCAATAATAGCTATCTTGTTTTCTTGATAGTCATTTACATTTATAATTCCAATTTGTCTATCATATCTTTTTGCCATATTAAACACCAAAAAACGGCAGTCCTTTTCTTTTTGTAGTTTCAACAACTATAAAACCTGTTCCACCACAACAACCACATTCCTGCCAGTCTCTATCATCCTCTTCAACCTTTTCCTCTATCTCCTCATATATTTTTCCAACATCAACCTCTTTACTAAAATCTATTGGAACATCTAAAAATGGTTCAATGTCATCAACACTCACATAATTTCCATTTTTAAGTTTTGAATCTAATCTACACTTATAACTCATTCCCCCCTTTCTTATGTTGCCTTTAAATGCTACAACAATACCAAAACACATATCACTCAAATTGCATAAACGTTGAAAACATTTATCATCATCTTTACTCCAAAATGTATTCATAGTATTATGAGAATGCCACCAGCCTATTACACTACTCAACATCTTACAACTGGCATTCTTTGTAAAGTCCATCATAGCTTTCTCACTAATCTCAAAATGTGAAGTTGTTTTTCTCTGTCCTAAAAGTATTGCCTTATTAACAACTAAATCGCCATTCTTCTTTATTTTACCTAATAACAAACCACCTATCTCTCCATCTTTTACATTACGAGAGTAAGCTTCCATATATCTATATGCCTTCTCCTTTATAATCACTGTCATTTTTTCACCTTTATGTATGGTTTTAAAATTTTAATTGCATCCTTTTTAATTTTACCACTAAATTCAACTAATTCTCCTCGTCTATTATATTTCTTATGAAGTTTTTCTAACTTTGGAATTAGTTTGTTATTCCTAATTTCAGTTGCCCATTTTGCTTGCAACCTAATCATATCATAATAAAAAGCTTCAGTTTCACCTCTCTCGGGGTCTCCATCTTCTAACAAATCTAATATTGTTCTCGCCAGCCAATACCAGTCTAAATTATGTTTCATAATATAAACATCATCTTCAGCACTACCCCAACAAATCTTATTTCCCCAGTGGTCTTTAATGTGATAGTGATGCACTCCTTCCCCGCCTCCAACACCTCCATTTACTCTTTTTAAATAAACTCTCAAAACCTCTTCACCTACTCGTTGTGATATTCTAATTTTAAAACAGCCAATAGAACAAAGAAAAACTCCTTTATATTTTCGTCCTTTAGGAACAGGATTAATAGGATTTGTGATTATAGTAATGCCACGTGATGTCTGCTTAACAGAATTTATTCTTCCATCTTCTTTTAACATTTTTGCTGCTTGTGCCTTATTATACATTACCTCATACATTCTCCGTTTCTTATAAAAGTGCATAGCCATTTTAAAAATAAAAAAAAAGGTAACTGGAATTACCAGCTACCTCTTACTTTTGTGGTTACAGCAATTTTACTGAATTTGTGCGCCTTTTCAGAAAGTGTAACCTTCTTCCAAGTTCGTCCTCTTTCAGGTATTGCCTCAACCTTAATTTCACTGTCGTCCGTAGGTATGTCAGCTTTTTCCAAAGCACGTTTAATTGTGTCAGACTTGGTCACCTCAATAAAGATTGGGTGTGCTCCAATTCTTCTAACCTCAACTAATTTGCCTTTAAGCCTATCTACCTCTTTGGCTTTCAGTTTTTTTAGTTCTGTCTTTGTTGGCATTAATACCACCCTCCATTTTTTAATCACGTTTTCCACACGTGATATCTCACTACATAATTATATATAGTAAGCCTGAAAAACCTCGTTATTTCTAACGTGTCTTTGTTTAATCACTATTATCATTTTGTTTTAATTTTACTATTTAGATACATAATTTCTTTCTCTAATTCAAACGCCTCTTCATTTAGCTGTTCCAATTTATCACAAACTTTTTGATATTTTCTTTGTGCTCTTTTTAGTTCTTTTTTTGTCTCGTCCATCTAAATCAGCCTCAAATAAATTAATCTCATAACCGCCATAAGCAATAAGAGGAACACTTTCAGCAACCTTACTTTCTTCACAAAACCTCAGCGCCTCATCAAATGTGTCAAACACAATATAATAGTCTTCGCCTTTCTCATTATTAAAATGTGGGTGGCACCAGACACGTATTTCTGGTTTGACTAATTTGCCACCTGTTTCTTGTGTTATATCTTTAAGTGCTGGAATCTTTAAAAGCATTTTCTTAACCTCTCATTTAAACATTCTAAAACATAATCAGTATAAGCTTTATGTTGTGCACCGTGGCTCCAAAATTTCAGATGTGCTATCTCGTGCGCCACTGTTTCTTTAATATCATTAAACTTTCTCAATTCACCTAACATTCTTTTAAATGTTTGTTTTGTCCTTCTATCAACATAAGTGCCATCTTTAGATGGAACAAATTTTGCCTTTGTAATATTAACCACAATCTTAAAGGTATCACTTTTCCTATTCAAAAAACACGTTCCTTTCTTTTTTAGCGTTCCATTTAAATAATACCTAAATATAATATCCTTTGGAACAGGCAGTTTTTCCCACTTAATCACATCTATAGCTACCTCTTTTAATATTTTCAACTTTTCTTTTAATTCTGATAATTCAGTCATCTTTTCTCCTCTTTGGTGTATTATATTTATCAATTACAATAGTATCTGGTTCTATTTCAATATATCGTTCGCCACAACCATCTTCAATAAAAAATCTACTTGTTATAATTGCTTTTCCAAGCTCCCACTCCCAAGTTTCATCATCTATAACTGAAACTTCAACTTCTCCTGGAAAATTAGCCATATCCCAAAAGTCACTAAAATCTCCACCATATAAGTGCCACTTTTCTTTACCAAAAACTTCATCAAGTTCATCAGCAAAATAATCTCTACAATCTTCATCTATATACAACTCACCTTTAGCAGTCATAGTATTATCACCTTTTTCTTAAATTTTTCTGCATAACTAATAGTATTTTCACTGCCACCTGTTCTATCTTTAGCTACAAAAGCATAAAGTATATCACAAGTTTCAGCTATTTTTTTATTCCTATCATAATAACGTTGTATCATATCACCTCTACTCTTAATATCTTTTAAATCAGGAGTATGTATAATCACAGCCATTAGTCGTTCTCTTGCTCTTTCAACAGCCCAAGTGTCAACACCTTTACACCCACCACTTACAACAATATCAGTCTTTTTTAAAGTATCAACTAATCTAATAACTTCTTCCTTGTTAGTTCTCCTTCTACTTCCTATAATACCTATTTTCATTTTTTATCTTCCAAACCTCTCTTAATTCAGCAAATATACTCTTTGCTCTGTGTTCTAATAGAACACCTTTAGCAGTCATTTTCCTCCTCCTCTGTCCATATATCTGTAATCTTAATAATGTTCTCCTCTTCAGTTTCCTCCTCCTCTAAATTACGCCAATAATGAGCTCTTTCCTCAGCCTCATTTTTATTTTTAGCTTTAACTTTAGCAGTCATAATCCGTTCAACAATTATTCCAACATTATAATATTTCTCTTCATTTGTCATCTTTCCAAACCTCTCTTAATTCAGCAAAGTGACTTTTAGCCTTATGGTCTATTAAATATCTAACATCATCAAATAACTCTTCTTTAAAAACCTCAAATTGTTCATTTGTCATTTTCTTTCTAAACAACTTTTCAAAATATTCTTTATTAAAAGCCTCAAAAAACCTTTTTTTTCTCATCTCCTCTAATTCTTGTTTTTTCATTCTTAACAACTCCTTTACTCTACTTACAGGACCACGTTCATCTGTTATCAATTTATTCTCAATAAATTGATAGGCATCAGTTAAACGTTTCGTTCTTGTATAAGCTTTATAAGGAAACAATTTTGATAACACATAGAATAGGCCATCCTCTTCCTTCTTATAAATATCATATCCTTTGTATTTAAAATGCCTTTTAATTGTCTTCATCTTGAACTTCCATTTCTCTTAAAACATTATCTAATGAATCTTGTATGCTTTCAACATCAAGCTCAACAAATTCCTCGGTTTCATCACCACAAAAATATAAAGGTATAATTATCTGTTCATCTCTATCTATTATGTCTTGCATTCTAACTTTCATTTTCAAATTCACCTCCATTCCAATCATAATAGAATTTTTTATCTTTTGCTATCTCTGTCATACGTTTATAGATTAAATCAAATTCCTTATCACCAAAATTTATTTGGTGCTGACAACCATTTTCATCATCAAAAACAAGAATAAAAACATTACCGAAAATACCAACACTTCTATCCTCGTGCTCAATGTCTATGCCTAAATAATTCTCTACATTAATGTCCTTAATTTCTTTTTCCATTTCCTTCACCTTAGAAACAATCTTCACCTTGTTTCACCTTTTATATTATTGTCACATATTTAGTAAGTAGATTAACTATATAAAGTTTTTGATTATTCTTTCGTTCTATCCTCATTAATTCACCTGATTTACTATAAATTTCAATTCAAATTTTGAACTGATTAAGGCCTGGTGTGTCTTACCAATCTTCTTCGTTACTCCTTAAAAAATGGAGTAACATCAACCAAAACAAAAAAAAAGAAAAAAATAGAAATACTTAAGAAAACTTCTTAAGTATTTCTAAATAAGGTTTCTTTTGTTCCTCAAGACTTTGAATGTCTCTGTCAAGCCTATCTATCTCGTCTGTGGCTCGTCTTAGTTCTCTCTTTGCATACTCAACTTCTTCATTTAATTTTTCCTCTTGGAACTTTTTCTTAGCTGTTGCCAAGTTAGATTTTTTAATGTTTTCTAATTTCATTTTCTTTCCTCCATTTCTTTTCTCCTCACATAACTCAAACAATTTTAATACCAGTCTTGTTAAACTTACGTAATCTCTGTCTGCAGATTCTGGCCAATCTCCTTTATTAGCTTTATAACCATAAACATCACTACAAAAGTCATATTTATAAGTTATACCTAACAATTGAAAAATTCTTGAATTAGCACCGCCACAAGATAAGTGGTTGTTCATCACGTCATAAGTCATACGGTTTGGGCTTCCATTCTTATTAACAAGAAAATGAACTTTATCACCTTGTTTGAGTGTGTGTCCTTCAAGTTCGTTTCTCTCCCAATAGTCCATTTTGTTTTTCACCCCCCATAGTCTTACACTATGATTTATATTTTAATTCCAAAAAACTTTAAAGCATCTTCTTCCTTAAAAAAGAGTTGTGCTCCACATATAGGACAGTCATAACTATCTGGTTCCCCACTTTCACCAGCACCCCACTCCTTTCTTTCATCTTGTTCATACTCGCCTTTACTATTTAAAGGAGTTCTTATCCAAATGTTTTGGACGTTATAAAGGTAAGTAATGTTTGCCTTACAACTTGGGCATTTTGTCATTTTCTTTTCACCTTTACTTTATCTCTTATATCAAATTCATTACCATGAAAATCATTTATAAAAAATAATTCTTCAATCACTTCCTCGTCTTTTTTAAATTCACAGTCCATATCTATCAGCATATTTTTTAGTTCATCAAATTCTTTCTTTTCTACTTCAATTTCAAACTTAATAGTTTCAGTCATCTATATCATTAATTAAATTTTGTGCTTCTTTTAATGTATCACAATAATCAACAAGCTCACCACTTGGTTGTTTGTGTATTGTAATAATCTCGTCTCTATCATAATAATTACTACCAACGTGATGATTGATTAGGTAGCCTTTGTATTTATATATACTATCCTCACTCACTCGCCCAACCAATTCAAATTTAGATTTTCTCTTTCTCATTTTTCCACCTGTTAAATTTAAAGTTCAAAACCAAGTATCACATTTAAGGCAGTGTGACTTATCATCAACTTTAAATGCTCTAATTTGGAAACGCCACTTGCTAACATCTTTCTCTTGGCAGTTTTCAACTTCGTGGGCTCCACAATTAGGACAAATTAAACAATTGCACCCTTCCTTATTAATAGGTTTCACAACTATAATTTCAATATCACTACTTTTGGATTCTTCCATATTAATCTCCATCCTTAAGTATTTTATAATGCTTACCTTTAACTAAATTAAGCGTAAGATTTCCATCTTTATCTTGAGCATAAACCACATAGTCTCCATATCTTACCATTTAGCCTAACGCCTCATCTATAGCTTCTCTTATTTTGAATAATTTGTATTTATCATCCCAATTATTTTTTGGAACATCTAATATCAATTTTATTTCATCCAAAATTGCCTTTAGCATTTTATACTCAGAAAAATCTTCACCTTTTGTTCCTTCCATTAATCTTCACCTTTTGATTTAAACTTAAATACTCATATATTAAGTAAGTAGAATAACTATATAAATTTTTTGATTATTCACTAAGACTACTCTCCACCAGCCAGATAATTAACTATAAATTTCAATTCAAATTATGGATAGATTAGAATTATAGAATTTGAATGGTTTTAGATGTTACTCCTCACGTATTTAGGAGTAACATAGAAAAAACCAAAAAAAAAGAAATAAGGAAGTTTCCTTCCTTATTCCTTTTTAACAATCTTAAGCTCGTCATCACTTTCTTCAATTTTATAAGTGCTCCACCAACCTTTACGTTCTGTCTTAATGTCACGTAAAATTGCGTTCACCAAAGCAGTCACTCTTGCTTCCTCAATTGGTCTGCCTTTGCTGTTTTTAGTTATGCCTTTTGCCTTAAAGTGGTTAAGGATTTTTTGAACCGCCTCGGCTCTATCCTTAACACCAGTTTCTGCAAGTGCCTTAAAAACAGACACAATAGTTGGCGTCTTATTTTCTGTCTTTGTTTCTTGTTTTTCTTTCTTTTGTTTTGCTTTCATTTGTTTCACCTTTTGTTGTTTTTGTTTTTTGTTGGAGTGGAAAATTGTTCGTTTTCCAACCCAGTCTTATATATAAGTAAGTAGGCAGACTTTATAAATGTTTTGATTATATGCTGTAAAATAGAATAAAAAAATCAAAACATTTATAAATGGATAAAAATCAAAACATTTATAAATACATTTATGTTACTATTATATGAGGAGTAACACGAGAAAATGGTGGGTGGAATAAATGTATTCTCAAATAAAATGATAGGAAACATTATTTTTCCATACATCTTTTTCAACCATTATTTGGCAAAGTATATATTATAGAATATATATTAGATACGATATGATATTAAATATCTTTTATAGAATACATATTAAATAAGATATGATACAAAAGTTATGATTAAAAAGATGAATAAAATTTTGTTAAAACATCAAAAAAATTTTAACCAACTATAAAATTTAGGAGTAACATCAAATAAAAATTAAACAAATCAAACAAAATTAAACATCAAACAATACAAAACATCAAGTCAAAATTTAACTACAAAAAAATCAAATTCAACTTAAATCAAGTCAATTCAAATTCAAATATATTGATTTGAATTTTAATTTCAATTTGAAATTTCAAATTTAAAATTGTATTTTTCCATTTTTTTGGTGTTACTCCAGATTTCAAATCTAACTAGGTGTTACTCCGTGAAAGCAGATAATTTTGATGTAAACTTATTTAACGAGTATTTGAAAAGTTCAAAATTTAAGTTGAGTGATGGTACACGTGATAAGTATGTTGGTACTGTGAGAAAATTTCTAACATCAAATCCAGACATTGACAGTATAGATGAATACAACAACTTTCTAACAGAAAACCCACAATATTTAAACCAATTTGCACTCTCTTATTTTATTAAATTTAAAATTGATGATAACACATTAAAGAACGCACTATTAAAAGGTTTAGTTAAAAAAGATTTAAAAGAACCAGAAATAACACGCAAGTCTTTAACAAACAAACAAATATCTCAAATAATTAATAAAATAGAAAACCCAGAACATCAACTTATAGCACGTTTACAACGTGAAACTGGTGCACGTGCAGGAGATATAATAAGATTAAAAAAAGAGAATATAATTAAAGAAGAAACAAACGATAAAACAATATTAAAATTAATCATTATTGGAAAAGGTAAAAAATTAAGCACAACCTATGTGGCTGATGAAGAACTACAAAACGACTTATGGGATTTCAAAGAAAAATATAGCAAAACAATAATGTTCTCAAACTCAGATAAGCCAACTAAATATGTATTTTTGAGACCACCCAAATTTATCATAAAAAAAGAGCCTTATACACCATCCTCATTATCAGGATTAGCATACGGCCGATATTATGCAAGTCTAAAAGCTGCAATGGAAGAGTGTGGATTTAATACAAAAGATTGGAGCACACACGACTTTAGAAGAGACTTCGCAAGAAGAATGTATGAACAATATGATAAAGATATATACAAATTACAAAAAGCTTTAAGACACAGAAGTATAGAAACAACAGCCATTTATCTAAGACAATCGGGGTTAGACTTAAAAGAAGATTTAATTGAACAAACTAAAACACGTAAAAAAGAAGAACAAAAAAAACAAGACAAAAGACGTATAATTGTTCTTAAAGATAATGTTATAGAAGGTTGTAAAGTTGGAGATATAATTAAGATTGGTGAAAACATCAGTGATACTGACGTGGATATGTTAATCTCTGAGGGTATTCTAAAGGCTATATAAAAACAACCGAGTGATTTCCACCTAAAACATTACCCTATATTCTACACTATTTTTTGAAACGGTTGTCTTCCCCATATTACATTACAAAAAGGTATATATTACTATGGAAACCCACAATATATATGTGATTCTCAAAGCTGGGGTTTTTGTTTTAAGTAAAAAAACACGCAGAAAAAAACAAGGAGCATTCAAAATCACAAAATTTCCAGAAAGAAATAGTAATTTCTTTTGGTATTTTTTGGAGGTTATATACCATAATGGTCACCATATATCATAATTATGAAACTAACTTCACCAGGTGAATGAATAAGTAAGATGTTTATTAACTTAATAACTTAATTAGTTTCTTAGTTATTCTCACCTTGTTAAACCTAAGTATTCTGCGTGATTATGTGGTCTATTCGCCCCTCTCTTATTTGCCGTCTGACTGTGAGCATCTAAACCATCAGACCTGCTGCGGCTTCACCTGTCATTCACGCTACCAAAACCAAGAATGAACAAAATTCCACCTTGCAATTCTATACTCAAGTCTATACGTTTTCTCCACTACCAATTATATACTCTAACATAGAAATAACTTACCATTTACCACGGTCTTTTCCCCACCAAAAAACGTCTGCCAGCAACCGAATTATATACAGGAGTATAAGAATACCAATAGGTATTAAAATATATTGCTTTAATGTTAATAGCAAAACAAAAAACACAATCAAAATTGCTAACCCTTTAAGTAGTATTCCTACCATTATAATCCTTTCTCCTTAAACTCATATTACTCTGATGCATTATAATCATTTGTAATAGCTCTTTATCTTCTTGTAACTGATTATATAAAATAGCAAGTTTATCCATCTCTGCTAACAGTCGTTCCTCTTTATCATATAAATCATCTAACTGTTTAAGTAGTTCAGGAATATCTTTTTTAACTGGTTGTGCCATTGTATTGCCACATTATATCTTCTTCTCTTATTGGTTGTGGATATGCGCCGGTAGAACTACACTTTGGTGTAACTAATTCACCATTAATATATGTCTCAACACAACCGCCAGGATATTCAACAGTAATTTCCTGTTTAAAAGCATCTTTATTTCTAACTAACAATATTACCATTATGATAATCACAATTCCAAAAATTATACCCATTATTATTCTAATCTTTTTATTATCCATCTTTAACCTCCCGTAAGTTTCCATATAACCCAAGTGGCACCAAATATTAAGAATAAAATGCCTATTAGAATTAGTATTTTCTCAGGTTCTGCAGCTAAAGCACTTGCTCCAGTTACATTGTACAATGATGCATTTGTAGGCATTTAAGGTTGCCACCATTTTCTTTTCTTAAAATATTGTTTATCAACTTTTGCTTTTTTAAGAGCAGTTCTATATATCAAAAATACAACAAGTGAAAGCACCACAGGTACAATAAAAAATACAGTTGACATAATACCATATGCTTGCATTCGTTCTGCTTTTGGAACATTAGCCTGCTCCTGTACTAAATCTGGATTAATAATACCCATAGTATTACTAAACACAGCCAACCCAACACTTAAAATTCCAAATACCACTATTAACAACATTAAATATAATGCAAAGTGAGTTGGATAAATATTTCGTATTGTGTAAAACCCAATACCTAAAATTACTAAACCTTTTAATATTATAAGAGGCCAAATTGAACCTGTTAATAAAAACAACGGGTTACTCTCACCTGGCAGTATAAATAAGGCTGTAATTAAATCAGCTATGTTAAGCAATACAAAAACTAAAAAAAGAACAAAAAGTAATGGATTTTTTGGTTTCATCCTAATGAGACTGCGCTAAGCATAAATATAACTGCTAATAGTGCTCCACAAAAAGCTCCAAACAGTCCAACTTTTATCACAAACCATCTATCTACTACTCTTTGTTCTGCCATAAACTCCTTAAAGGTTAGGCCATTACGCATTTGCTACCACCTCAACTAATTAAAAATGGAAAAATATTATATGTCTGCCATTAATTACTTGTCTGCCTATTTGAATAACAGTACTGTTGTCAACAGCTGTTGCCAAATCTTGTATAAAATTATTTAATTGTGATTCTGGAACAGTTGCCTCTACAACCTGTGCCTCCAATAGCCTTATAACAACTTTAATGTTGGTATCTCTTTGTGGTGGAGGCATAGCATATTCCTGCCCATATGCTTGCCTATACTCAGGTGGTATAGGAGCAGGTGGTGGTCTAGGTGGCTGTGGCATTTCACGCACTGTCTGTCTTATATTTTCCTCAAATCTCCTCTGCTCATTTGGACTAGGCCTTGCCATTTTTGGTGGCTCCCTCACACCTTCTGGAAAAGGACTCGGACTATAATCCTCTGGTCTAGGTGGCACTTGCCTTTCCTGCTGCTGATTCTCCTCGTCATCTATCTTTTCTAATTTTCCCCCTCTTAATGCAAATTTTCCCATTTTCACTACTTCCTCCTTTAATTTTCGTATTTTTCTTTCGTATTTTGGATTACCCGTTGCTAATAATTTTTCTATTTTTTGTTGTTTCTGCCTCATCTTCTCTAATATTTTTCTCTTCTTTTTTTCACTTATTTCCTTTGGCATATTTATTCAACCTCGCTCTTGCTTCTGGTGTTAATATAGTCACCTTCTCAAAAGTTGACGTTCTTAATACTTGTGCATATTGTGATTCAGATAACATAAGTTTAAGCTGTCCTTTATCAATTGTTTCTCTTTTTTGTGTAGATATCGTAACACTTATATTTGTATTCTCATCTTTATATTTTTCCCACTTTCTTTCCTTTAGATAGACTTTAATTTTATCTCTCAAACTTTCCTCTATTTTTTGTATCTCTGATAGTACATTATTAACTTCTTGCCATCTAGAAAGAATGGACGTAATATTTTTTTCGTCCAAACCTTCTAGTAATATTTCTGTATTATTTACCATTTATATAACTCCTTTTTCCATTGGCAATTTTGCTAATGGAGTTAATAAAAGTCTTTGTGCCTTTTTCTGTAAAACATTCTCAACGTGTGGAGTTATATGTTCACCATGTGTTAAGTAACTGGTTACTGCATTGTACATATCCCACCTATTAAACTTGGCTTTCATTTTACTTTTATCAGTCCACACATAACTCACACTCTTTTTATTAGTTTTTTTGTCAGTCACTATAACAACATCAACACCAAGTTTTTGTAATATTTTCTCTCTGTGTTTCAATTGGTCAAACAACTTGCCTATAATCCTACAAGCCATTTTCCACTCAATGCTGTCCTTCATACTCTCTGAAACCCAGCCCTTTAAATCATCTCTGGCATTAATAATTGCTGATATACGTCCCTCTACAAAACCTTCTATTTCTCTGATACTTTTATCAATGTGTTTTACAGAAACAACTTTCTCATAAGCACTTATTATCATACCATTCATACAAGCTAACCTCGTAAAACGTGGTACAACAAAAAGTCCTGTGGTTTTGTCATAGCTGTTAATTAATCTAATGCCTGTAGTAAATTCCTCATTAAGTTTATCATACTTAATGTTTCTGCCTTTGAATTCTATGTCTGCAAAAGCTCTGTTTCCTTGCTGTGTAATCTCCATAGTAAAGTTAAGCCCCAATCTATTAAGTGCCTCTGCAAAGCTGTCAAAATACTGCTTGTGTGAAACAAGCTGGTAATGATTAACTACTGCAGCTGCAAACTTTCCTTTACTCACATTGTAGATGCCTTTAAACTTTTCAACATCTTTAAGAACTCCACCATCATCAATCTTTAAAGGCACTTCAACAGCCTTGTCTAGATTGGAGGTTGCATTCTTAATTTCTGCCAAGGTTTGGCATACGTAGGTTTGTTCTTTCATTTTTCTTTACCCCCTTTCGGTTTAACGGTTTAATAACAATGTATAAATTAAACGACTATATAAATGTTTTGATTTACCTATTCATTCGTCTGAGTAAACTTTCAATTTCCTCATCAACTGGTCTAGGTCTTTTCTTCTCCTTCTTTTCTTGGAATACAAATTTATATAAAATTATTCCTATTAAACCAACAATAATCAAAATTAATGCAATAACAAATATAACACTTGATGAACCCTCTGAAAAACTTGGCAAACTAAAACTCTCCTTTTTAACTGGAGAAGCAGGTGGACCAAAAGCCAAATTATTAAAATTAAGTGTCCTTCTAAAATCCTCATTAATTAAATCTACCTCTCCTGGCTCAGTTGCCGTTGTCCTGTTTTTTAAACTCTCGTTTGCCTCAATATCATCTTCTGATATTTTATCTAAATAATACTCCACAACAATATCATATTCATTTGTTGTGTTCTTGTCAGTCTTTAACCATATAATAGTTGGGTTTTTACATTTACAATTCCATAAGTCTGATTCTACCTCTTTACAATCAATAAAACTATACTCATTAGGTTTAATTTGTTGTTTTCCTCTTAATTTAACAACAATATCATCAATGCATTGACCTATTGTTGTAACATTATAATCCACGCCCGAATCTAGACTATAGACTGGTATAACTAAAAGAAAAAACACTAAAACAAAACATAAAATTTTAGCTCTATTCATTTTCATCCACCTCATCAAATATTACAATAATTCTATGTATCACAATTGGTTTACCATAACCATTGAAATAATCCATCATTCGTAGTTCATCCTTAAACTCCTTTTTCATTTTATCACTACTTTAATAAAACAACCTTTATTCCAAGTTTTATTTTTGCCCTTACCTTTCCAACGTGGTTTATCCCAAAGCCATAGTTCAAAACTTTCTCCATCTTTACCATACGTGTCTTTAAATTCACGTATATCTTTTTGATGTTTTAAATAATAATTTCCAGGTCCTAGATGTTTACTACTAATATATTTTCTTTGCTTACCTTTAAAGGCAACAACATCAAATAAGCCAGCAAAATCTATTGTTCCAAACCTATAACGTATTGATTTAAAAACAATAATCCAACCAGCTTTAACTAACTCATCTCTTATTCTCTTTTCCTTATTGTAACCCTTTTTAACCTTACTTACCATTTTGAAAATCAAATATGTTTTTTACAACAACAGGCTTAATAAAATATTCCAGTTCACGCCAAACATTACTTAAATCTATATGATTAATTTTTAAACCCTCCTTTTTAAATTCTTCCAAAGTACAATAGCTTTTACCTTTACCAACACCAACGTGTTTTAAATTTGGTATCAAAAATTGTACACCACTTCCATATTTTTTTGATATTTGAGCTGGCAAACTATTTGGTGAGGTTTTTGCATACTGCTCATAAACTCCAACATCTTTTCTCATAGCAGCTAACCCAACGTCCTTGTCTAAAAGCTCAAAAATTAAATTCTTTAAATATACTTTACTAAAATTAATTTGCCCATTCTTAATTTTTGGAACAAGGTGCTCCCAAAAAATCTTACGTGACAACAGGCTATTACTCTTTTTGTTAATACCTAAATTTTTGATTCTAACCTCGCCATCTTGTGTAACATAAATATAATTCTTTTTTAGCAAACCAAGTGGCTTATTAATAAAGTCATCTTCGTCCATTTCTACATCTGTTTCTCGTTCCTCTATTGCTCCTCCTTTAAAGAAAAACATATATTTAATCTCATCGTCAATACCCATATCAAATGTATCCTGTGGAAACGGAACTGTATCTTTTATATCTTTAATTATTTTATCTTTTACCTTTAACATTCTACTTTTATTATTAAATCCATCAATAATATAAACACTATCAGTATCTGTGTAAATAACTTTATAGCCATTCTCCCTAAAAATTTTACGAGCATACTTTGTCCATTGTCTTCCAATTCTAGTACAATCTCCACCAGCAACTTTATCATAAACACGTGTATAATATGAGTTATTTAATATTCCATAAATTGTATTAAGTATAATCTTAATTGTGTATTCACGTCTATCCTTTTTACTTTTAAACTCTAATCTTTCGTTGTACCATTTCTTTAATAACTGCGCCACGTCACTCATCTGGTCTCCATAATAAGTACCTTCAACTTTCCATTTCCCATCCCCAAACCAAACCTTTCTATCATTGGTATCAGTTGGTTGTTTACGTCCATATAAATTACATTGAATCATTATATGAGGATACAAACTATTAAAGTCTAAACAGTATATATTTCCCTCAAATCTTTCACCAGCAGGATAGGCAACATAACCACCCTTAATACCTGCACCTTCACTTTCATGTTTTCCATAAACCTCTGTCCATTTCATATCTCTACATATTGCCTTATAAGTAAACTTTGCTATACTGGTTGTTAAATAAACTTTTCTTTCAATATCATCTTTTGATATAAATGGTTTAAAACCTGCAAAATAATCTTCAACCCACTCATATAATTTTTTTGTAATCTCTATATCACGTTTTGTATATTCTGTTATTTCTTTTCTTTCTTCTGCCGTCCAACTTTCTTTCATAAATAACTTATAATCAATTTCTTTTTTTCCACTTTCCTTGTCAACAAGTCCAAGTGTTTTAGTTATATAATCAAGTGTATATCTCATCAATATATCCTTTAACAAGCCCTTTTTTATTTTCATTGCGCCTGCACGTTTTTCAAATATCTCCAACAAGTCAATCATAATTCTATATTTTAAACTAATCCCTTCTCTAGAAAGTATAGGATTATCGTAATGTTTATTATTAAAACCTACTAAAAATTTATGTGCGTTTATAATCCTTTGTACCTGTTCCAAATCTGTTAATATATAATATTTTTCTGTCTTATAACTATAACAACCAAACACCTTAAATTTATCCTTACTACTATCTGGCTTACCAAAAGTTTTGGTTTCAATATCATAAATTAAAACACTATCAGTCATTTCCTTCCCTCGCTTCAAAAGTTGGTTCTGCTAACTCCAACAATTCTTTTTTAATTGTCTCCAGCTCCATTAGTGCCATAGCAATCTCTTTTGTTTGGACATCTTCACTAACACTATAATTAGAATTAACAACAACACCTTTCACCTTTATATCAATATTTATCATCCAACCACCACTCTTCCATTGTCATCAACAAGTATCATACAAAAATGATGTCTACCAAAAGGATAACTCATCTCATTATCTATAGTTGTAGCTAAATGAAGCTCTTCATTAGCTACTTGATAACAGGCTTCTTTCCATTCATAATCACACCCTTCACAATTTGGTATCATAGTAATTTTCTAATTGTCTTTATCTTATTTTTCTTTCTCCATCTTTGTTCTTGTACTCCTCCAATTAAAACAACAATAATATCATAAGCCATTATAATAACAACTGCAATTAAAGTAATAGACATTAACCTCATTGCAGCTGATAATGTATTTCCAGCACTATCTTTTAAATAATCAAATTGGTCATCACTTACTATAAGATACGTACTAAAAACCATAGATGAAACTATACTCAACATTGTCACAGTTAGTAATATTATATATACTCCATTAGCGTTTTTCTTTCTGTCTTTAAATCTATAATCATATTCCTTCTGTTGTAAGGGTGTCATACTCTTGTATGTTTGCCAATTCATTTTTTCTACGCCTCCTTCCTACTCTTTTATTATTTATTTTATCTTTTATTTTGCCACACAACTTATAATAATCACATCTCTTACATATTAAACTCTTCTTACTATACTCTCTCGTACCAAAACATCTTGGCTTCATCTCATATACCTCGCAACTGAAAGGCCAGCACCTATTAATATTAAAACAGTTCCAACACCTGTCAGCCACCCTGGGATATTAATCTTAATTATATTACTAAAAAAAGGCACAACAAAAATAATAATACCTAAAATCATTATTGGATGTGGTCTAGGTTTTTCAGGTTCAACGTAATATTGCTGCCCATTCATTCTTCCACCTCAAAAATTAAATATTCCAACTTGTTTTGTTTTTTCTAAATGTTGTGGTATTAACCAATTTTCAAACTTCTTTACTGCATTATAAACTCCATTCTCTATTGCAAAATCAATAAACTCTATGCTCTTTAATGTCTTCTCATTAATGTTTATAGCACGCAAATATTCTAAAAACTTCTCTTTATCATTAACAATATTATTTAATAGGTTATTATAATAAATATATTGATATAAATTATGTAAAGAGATTAAAGTACCAGCATATATGTCTGTTCTATTTAAATCTTCAATGTCAACAACCGTCCTACATACAGGACACTGGCACGGCAATTCTTTTAAGTGAGGATTTATTTTTTTAAACTTCTCACCAAAACTAAAATTAGGACCTATATCAAATGGCATATAATAGGTACGGTAAATACTTCCAATATTATAACTGCTACTATCATATGTCACTCCTATGTGTTGTAACTTACTTGCTGCATACACAATCGTTGGAACAACGTGTTTTCCACTTGTACCAAAAAAATGTAACCATTTAAAACTCTCTTTCTCAAATTCTCCCTTTTCCCACAAAAACATAAAACCCATTGCTTGTATCATTGGGTCCCATGGAGGCTTCATTCCAATTGCCCAACCATCAAACTTAAAATCCTTTACACGTTCATACCATATTTCCATTAACTTAATGTTTTCACCATGTAAAACATTTAACAACTTTGCCTTATAGTTCTTTCTCTCCTTTTCAAACAACTCAAAGTTTTTTGCACTCTCCTCAAGTGAGGCTTTAAACTCATCATAAGTTGGAGCCTTATCAAGTGTTGGAGGAATATCCAAGTTCATCATTATATCACAGTTTTCTTCCTGCCATCTCAAACTATCTATTGGTTGTATCTTACAAGGTTGTCCTCTTATCTTAAAAGAGGCAATTTGAAACCCTGCACTATCCCCAACTAATATTTTATCTTTTGGATAACCAATCATTTCTCTAAAATTAGTACTGGCGTTTTTGCCAACACCATAGATACCATAATAACAACTTTGTAAAGCAACGTTGTGTTCATAATGACTATCCTTAGTAAAGAACTTCATATCATATTCCTTTCCATCTTTACCTTTATATTTCAGTCCTCTATTCCAAACACTATTAAACTGCTCGCCTATTGCTGGAACAAACTCTGCTTTACTCATCTTAACACCTTATCTCCTTTATAAGTTTTTCCTTCTAGTTTTCTAGTGTCAACTTCTTTAAAAGAATCTAAACCCCCAATAAGTACAAAATTATTTTCTCTCTTTAATGATTGTAACTTAATTTGTACTTTCCAAGGTTCGATGACTTTAAGTTTTTTAATACCCAAGTCAGTTATTGAAACAACAAGTCTTGCCCACTTCAATATCTTCTCACTTAATTTTCTTAATTTTTTATAATCAACCTCAACTGTAATTATAATCCAGTGTTCTGTAGCATCAATTGCCCACTCAACAGTTTTATTATTAACAGGAGAACATACTCCTGCACCAAAATATATTTGTTTTATACGTGGATTATGTTTTAAAGCGTGTCCTATCTGCCAAGTAGCAACATCTTTATGGCCAACAAAAAGTGTCCACATACCTTTTAACTCGCCTTCCTTCTCTTTGCCTATCCATAACTTCATTTTAACATAACGTTTGCCATTTTTGGAACACTATCTAAAGATTGTTGCCTTAACTTTTCTTGATTTTCAGTTAAAGCTTTTTGTAGTACAGGGCTCCAATAGTTCTTAATTAAGTATTTTATTTTATCTATTGCTGACTTTCTACTAATATATTTAAAGTGTCCATCATACATCTCTTTATAAGATAAAGTATTTGGAACAACTGGTAGTGCACCCAACATCATTGCTTCAACAGTTCCAATACCATACGTCTCCTGTAAGTTAGCACTAAATATTATCTTAGCATCTTTAATTAAATTATAATACTCCTTCTTGTTTTTGGTTACTTCCATTGTTTTAACAAACTCAAACTCTGGCAATTGTCTTGCAATTGAATCAAAAACTTGTGGAGACTTTTCTGGGTCAACTCTGTGAGGAAAAACAACCAAATCCTTTTTTGGTAACTTTTTAACATTAACCATTCCAATCTCTTTTTTAATCTCCTTCTGCCAATCCATTGGAAACCCAACAACGTGTATCTTAACTTTCTTAATATTTTTTCCAAAGAAGCTTACTATCATATCTTTATGAAATTGTGTTGCAACAAAGTGTCCATCACAAGCTTTAAACCATCCTAATTCATTGTGACAAGCCCACTTTCGTAATCCTGCCTGTGTTACAAAATCATAAGGGTCATAACTTCCTGCGTGCCAATAAGCATAAATTTTAATAGGAATATTATTCAATTGTGACATATACTTTAAAGCTGTTATACCAAAATGCCACCCATCCATAAATAAGAATCTATCTCCTTTCTTAACAGTATCATAACTAAATAACTCTGCCAGATTAAAAACTTGTTGTGCCTTCCACATATTAGTTTTATTAATATCCAAAAACTTACCCTTCTCTATCTTATCAGGCATCTTTGGTCCATCAATATATCTTACATTAAAATATTTTGAGAATGCTGGTTTCCAATAATTATACCATTGTTTGGTATAACGTTTCTCTATTGGCTCTAGAGTTATAATATATAAATTAGGTTTCATCATACACCCTCCTATTTTTACTATTTATTAAAAATAATAAAAGTAAAAAAATTTAAGATAATCTCAAAGTAAAGTTTTCTTCACTCCAAAGATACTTTTTAGCTTTTGCACCTTTACCAGCTTTAATCTCTCTAACCATAGTTTTAGCTTGTGCTTTAACTTTCTTTTCATCAGCCTCTGGTTTCCATTGTGTAACTTTTGCTGCTACATCTTCGTAGTTTTTAACTTCCTTTAATTGCAATGCCTTTAAAATTAACTGAGCATTGCTATTTTCTCTCTTTCCTTTTGCTTCTGCCATTTTTATCTGTTCCTCCGTTTCTTTTATTTTTTGAGCTTTATCTATAGCATCTCTGGCCTGTTGGTGTTCTTATCATCTAAAATCTTTAAGGCACGTTGAAATGTTCCTTCTTCAATTTCTTTCCTATCAAACTGCCTTATTAAATTTTGTTGTTGCCTTCTTAGTCCATTTACTTCAATTTTCAGTTCCTGGATACGTTCTTTTGATATTTCTAGTTCCATTTTTTACACCCATATATTAATTAAGTGCGTTCGATATATAAATGTTTTGATTAATCAAAACTCATCAAAACACCATTCTCGCCATCTTCACTTATTTCAAACATCATTTTACGTTTTGGATACTTGGTACTTATTTTTTCATATAATGATTGTGCTAACATTTCACAACTCTTATATTTAATATGGCTATCAATCTCATTTAAAAACTCTTCTACCTCTTGTTTAAACATTATAAACTCAACATCTCTATCTTGATGAAACACTTGCAAATACACTTTAAAATGAAACACGTGCCTATGCTCATTTCTCAAGAAAGCAACCTTTTCAGGCGCATCTGGGTAATGATGTAAAAATACACGTCTGGTAGTTATCCAAATATAATTTACCATTTTCTAACCTCCATTCTGATGTACCCACCTCAAAAACTCAGCTCTTGATGCTGGGTCATCTTTAAATGCTCCAATTAATTTTGTAGTTGTCATTTTTCCTTTCTTCTTTGCTCCTCTCATAGTTTTACATAAATGCTCTGCTTCCATAACCAATCCCATAGCAATGGGCTCTATACATGGAGTATCCACAATTTCATATTCATCTTTACCAGTATAGGTGGCAGGAATAGTGAGCGCCTCCCACAGGAACTCAACTATTTCATGAACTAATCTTTCTTGTATCTGTAGCTTTGCACTGTAATAGTCCACAACCCTCGCCACCTTACTCAACCCCAAAATTTTTCCTTGGGGATGAGGAATATAAGCAAAATAATATTTTCCAAAAAATGGTACCATGTGATGCTCACAATGAGAATAAAAATGCCCCTCATCAGTTATCATTTCATCATAAATTATGTTATCCTTACCATTCATAAAAGTTGTAATCTTTGGTTTTTGTTTTTTATCATAACCTCTAAATATTTCCTTCCACATTTTAACAACACGTTTTGGAGTATCTTTTAATCCTTCTCGTTTAACATCTTCACCTATCTGTATTAATATATTTTCTATTAATTCCTCTTTAATTTGTTTTCTAACATTATTCGTTGTTGTCATTAATCTCCACCTCTATCCCTATATTATAACCATAATTTTTTACTAACAAAATAAACTCACTATACCAAACATCATCAATATTTTCAATTGCAGGTTTTATAAAAACTTGCCCTTTTGGTACTCCAAAATTTTGTGCTATCATTGCTGATTCATCAATATCATCTTTTGTTTTAATATTAAATATGAAATAGGTATTACAACCAACAAAAAATTCTATGATATTCGGTTTAATTCTATCCTCATATTTTATATTACTATGCTTTAGTTTTAGATTAACATAATAAATTACATTCTCAAAGGTTCCAATTTTAACAGGCCTTATGGTACCATTGGTATGTATTTCAATCTTAACAGTTGGATTTAATTTAATTATTTTGGTAACCAATTTAGCTACTGCATCTCTTTGTAAAAAAGGCTCCTGCCCAGTCAAAACAACATACGGAAAATGTACAGCTTGTTTTGCTATATCAACCTCGTCAATACTAACCCCTCTCTCATCAAGTTCAATAAAAAAGGCACGTCTTCCAACATTAATAAACCTCGTGTAACTCACATAGGTCTTTTTAATCTTCATTTATTAGCCTCCCATTCTGCATAACTATTATCAGTCTCATACAATTTAATCTTAATACAAAACAAAACCAAACCTTTGTTTTCAAAAACTGTATTAAGTGTTTGTCCTATCCACTTTGCCATATTCTCTGCTGTTAAACGCCCATTAAAATCAAATAATTTTTGTCTTATTTTTTGATGTAAAAACCCAGCTATCTCACAAGACGTTTCATCATTTTTATTATAAGCAAGTGCATGGTCCATCTTGTCTATAATTTCTTCCTTAACTATCTTTTTTAAATCACTAAAATCAATAACCATACCTAGACTTGATTTATCTCCTACTATTAGACCATCTCCATTTCTAGCAACTGTCACTTCTAACTTATAATTATGTCCATGAATATTTTTACATAAACCACAATGTCCTTCTAACAAATGCGCCATTGCAAAATCAAAATTCTTCGTTATTGTTATCATTTTCTCCCTCCATTTTAAGCCAAGCAATATACTCCTCACCTTCTTCCTCTTTTGGTTTTTTTGTTAAGATTTTTGCCTTTGGGTTTCTCTGTCTCCTATACTTCATTATATCATCTTCAGTAATTTTTAATTTGTTTAATAATAAATTAATCAACTCAACAATCTCCTTACCTTTGTGTGTCAATATTAATATGTGTTTTCTTCCTTCTTTTTTTATTGTAATCCAATCTTTTTTAACAAAGGTTTTCTTTAAATTATGCAAGTGTGAGTAAGTTATTAAAGTTTCATAATAAATATCTAACACAGATTTTTGATTATTACCCTTTTCAATAGCTTTAAACATAATCATAAAGTCTGGTACTATTATACGTTTCTCATCTGTTTTCATTTTACATTCCCCATTTATCCAACCCATGTTGAGGGTCTGGCACATTTGTCTTTCCAAACTCTTTAATTAAGTTAAAATCAACACCATATTTTTTCCAAAATCTTTTCTTTACTCCGTAATAACTAAACCAGTTTGCCATATCATTTTTTATTATATTAATCAATCTATATTTAATAGCATTATAATCATTATCAGATAATTGTAAATGTTTCCTAATCTTACTTATTAAAAAATCAAATTCTTCTTCCTCTTCAATTTGTTTAATATATTTAACAAAAGGCATTCTGTCAAGCTTTGGTATTATACTCCAAGCCAAACTCAAATACATTTTCTTTGGTAACACAAAAACATATTTATCCAACCATCTAACCTGTACACGTAATTTATCATTCATTGCTAACCATCTTTGTATAACGTATGGTTGTACCTCTGTTTCATCAAGTTCACTAATCCAATCACATTTTCTATTTGTATATAAATTTTTCAGTACTTCAAAAATATTCATTTTCTTTCTTCCAAGAGTTTAAAATCTTTTAGTAAAACATCTTTCATTTCTGGTGTGTATGTTGCAACAGCAGGATGATAAAACGGAATAATTTCTGTTGTACCATACAAATCAACAGACTTAAAAACTTTACCGTGCACCCTACTTATGCTTTCTAACTTATCCTTTAAATTAAATTTTCTCATCACAAACTTGGTAGCATAATTACCCAAAGTGCAAATTACCTTTGGTTTAATTAAATCAATTTGTGCTGTTAAATAAGGAGTACAAGCTGCTATTTCGGTTGGTGTTGGGTCTCTATTATTTGGAGGACGACACTTTAATATATTACATATATAGATGTCACCTCTTTTTAAATTAACAGATGCTAACAATTCATCAAAAATTTTACCTGCTCTACCTACAAAAGGTCTTCCACTCTCGTCCTCATTAAACCCAGGTGCTTCACCAATAAACATTATCTTAGCTGATGTGTCTCCTTCACCAAAAACATAATTCTTTTTACTTTTATATAATTCACAATTTGTACATTGCATTACTCTATCCTTAACATCTTCAATTTTCATTTTACCAACTCAATAATACTTGTTACAAAAACAACACGGCTATCAGCTCCCCAAGCAATATCCTTCTCGTTTCTACAACACATCTGTATAATCTTAAGATTGGGTGGGTTCTCCTCTAATGCTTTTTGCCAAAAATGCATATTAAGTTCTCTAGAATCTATAGTGCCTTCCATAACAAGTCTTTTTATATTAAACCAATCTTTTTCCTTTAACATATTCCACATCTTATCAAACATCTCATTAATTGGTTTAATATTCTCTTTTATTACATCCTTTCCTTCTGTCTTTAAATCTTGTAAAACTAAAACACAATTACGTATATTTGGATAGTTCTTATCAATAAGTTCATTTAAACCCTCATCAGTATATATCATCTTTTCATTCTCGCATATCCACTTTAAGTAATGTTTAATTTCATCTTTCTCTGGATATGCAAAAGGTATAACAACACAACGTGATATTAAAGGGTCAATCACTTTGTTTATGTTGTTACAAGTTAAGATAAAAAACACATTGCTGCTATAAGTTTCCATAACATTACGTAAAGCATCTTGTGATGTTTTTAACATACCATCAAACTCATCTAAAAATACACATCTACGTTTTCCTTCCTTACTACTTTTTGTCATAGCAAAGTTTTTAACTTTCTCCCTTACAACCTCAATCTTTCTATCATCACTACTATTTAATATTAAAGCATCACAATCAAGTTCATTAATTATCGCCTTTGCCAAAGTTGTTTTTCCTGTTCCAGGCGCCTTACTATAAAATAAAAAGTGTGGTATAGCATCTGGGTTTGATAAATACTTTTTAATTTTTTCTTTAAATGCTCCAACTATACCATCAACTTTAGCAGGACGATATTTCTCAGTAAATATAACATCTCTTGGTTCCATTTTTAATCCCCTTATTGTTCTTCAACACGTGGTGCTACAATTATAGTTATTACACTTGTCTCTGTCTTCTCCATTACTTTAGCTGGATAAGAAGTTTTTAAACTTATATATCTTCCAGTATTACTTATTACAACTTTTTTTTGCTCAGTTTTAAAAGTCATAACAGCATCCTTATTTAATTTAATATCATCAAAAACACTTTTTAATCTAGTCGCTGTAAGTCCAAACGTCTCCTCAAACTCAAGTTTTGGTTCACCTGTATCTGTAGTCAAAAAATTTTCAGCTACTAATTCAATTCCAACAGATTTAGTTTTGTCCTTTACAGTTAATAAATTACCTTCTTTTTTTAATGATATTGTATCACCAAATCTGCCAAGAACATTAACAACATTTTGCAAATCACCAAGTCCAACAGCACCAAGTTCTTTATAGTCTTCAAACACACTCTTTTTTAACCACGCCATAACTCTTGCTTGTTTTGGGTCTGAGTTAGCATTAATCTTTAACCCATCTTTTCCAAACTCCAACACAGTTTCAGTAATTTGTTGTGCTCCATCCATCCTTGCTTTCTTTAAAAAACCAACCAATACCTTTGTTTTTACTTTCATTTAAATTACCTCCGTTATCTATTTTAAAGTAAATACAACAACTATATAAACTTATTGATTCGGTTTTGAACTATCCTCCTCATCAATATCATGCCCCTCTCTTTTTAAAGCTCGTTTTCTAGCCAAACTTGCCATTCTAAAGAATTTTGTTTCATCAATAAAATCATAATAATGTGCTCCTTTTTTTCCTTCCATCTTTCTAAGCACACGTCCTAACATCTGTATTGTTTTTACATCTCCTTTATTAGCACCAACATTAATCACAATATCCAAACTTGGTATATCAATTCCTTCAGAAAATATACTAATAGTTGAAACAAGCACATTCACGTTACCTTTAACAAATTCATCAAACATTCTTTCGCGTTCTTTCTTAGCTGTCTCACCATATAAATGCTCTACCATTACCAACTTTTCTAACATTTCCTTTAATAATTTACCATGGTCAATTAACTTGGTTAATATTAATATCTTTTTATTTTTATTCTTTTCTACCAATTCCACAACCTGTAAATTTCTATCAACATTCTCAGATATAAATTTTCCATAATAATTATTATAATTGGGTGTTTCATTTATTAATCCAGTTTTTGCCTCATTCTCTTTTCTTTCTATTAATTCTTTATCCATATAATTTTTAATAAACGTAATTTTTGGTAATACTAACCAACCTTTTTCTATTAAACGTTTACTGCTTAAATCAAACACCTTATATCCTGTACTTGCTGTTATCATCATATCATTTCCGTCGTCTCTGTAAGCTGTTCCACTTATTCCTAATCTATATTCACTGTTGATTAACTGCCTACTTATTTTATAATAACTTTTAGCAGCAACCTTGTGTGTTTCATCAAATATAACAAACCTAACACTTCTCAAATAAGAGGCATATTTACCTAAACGCTTATTTAAAGTTTGTACCGTAGCAACTGTAATTGGTTTTATATCATCAGTACCAGCACCAATACTACCAACTTCAATTCCCAAACTATCTTTAATACGTTTTCTCGTCTGTCTCAATAACTCTATCTTATCAACAATAAATAAACTCTTAACTCCTAATCTTCTAATACATTCTATAGCAATTTCTGTTTTACCCCCACCAGTTCCAATCTCAAGTACTCCAATCTTATTACGTAAAAACGTATCAACTGCGTCCGTCTGATAATCCCTCAACACTACATTATTAATAAATTCGTTGGGCATCTTTATACTTGTTTCATCAAACTCTCTGTGGTCTTCTAATCTAAGTGCTAACTCCAACTTCTTATACTCAGCATAGTCCTTCAATGTTTTCACTAATCCTTGTTTAAAACCTATTGGTAAACTTCTTGTATTTAAGTTCCAAAACTTTACAGTTGTCCTCGCCATTGGGTTTGCTTTCTTCATAAAGTAAGCATTTTTTAACTCATAACTAAATTTCTTATCAATACCTTTATGTAATAACTGCGTCATAGGTCCTTCTACCTTAATGTTGTTTCCTATTACGTGTAAAGTAAAATTCAAACAACCTTCTTTTTGAAAACATAAATTTTTATAAGGACAAAAGAAATTACAATCTTTACACATTGGTGGAACCTGCCTATTATAAATAACAGCACTCATTTTTTGTCGTATATCAAAATGCCATTTCTCTATATCTATAACATCTTGCATTGTAGGTATAACTGTAACCTCTCCTTTAGTACCAGTATATTTTAAATAATAAGCAGTAGCTTTTTTAGGTAGACGATTAAACTTCCTATAATATAAATAACAATAAAACATCAACTGTTTTTTATATATATCCTCACTTTCATCACTTCTAGTTCCTGTTTTCCAATCAACTATTTCATCCTTCTCAGTATTAACCGCATCTAAATATGCTATTGCATCTGTATAAAATATCTTTAACTCAGTGCTTGTTATAACAAAGTTTTTGTTAATTCCCTCCAAAACCATTAGCCAATATTTATCTCTCTTTAATCTTAACAAACTTTCATCTAATTTATACTTCTCCCACAATGAATTAAATTCTTCCTTTAAATCTGGTAATTCAATATCTTGTGTATTATAATATATCTCCAGTGTTTTGTGAACTACGGTACCAGCATCTGCATAACTTGTATCACCAGAAACAACAGGAACTTTAAGAACATATTGGTAATACCATTCACGTGGGCAAACTTCAAATACATGGTTTTGACTAAATGACGTTGGTTTCTTTAGCATACGTGCACCTCAGACAGTATATATAAAAAAATAAAAAAATTATTTCACAAATTCATCAACAACGTTTTTGTGAACTTCTTCTTTTGTGGTTGGATTAATAACAGTCTCAACCTTAATTTTAGCCTTTGGTTGTGAGTTTAAGAAACCCATAAATTCTCTTAAACTAACTTCATTAATATCTTTCTCTTTAAAGTCTGCGTAAAGTCCAAGTAGTCTACTTGCTTGGTTGTTCCTATCACGAGTTATTGTTGGATGTGAGTATTTATCACCTTCACGTTTAAACACTCTAACCCCACTATAAAATTCTTGTTGTGCCTCTTCATTATAATATAAAACAAAGGTGCAATATTTAAAATCCTTGTCACCAGCCTTTGTTTTATCCCACACACGGTCAAGTGGTGGCAGTATAATATCTGCTTTTTTTATTGTTACTACTTTTCCATCAAGATTAATTCTTGGTGGAGCCTTAACACCTTCTGGAGCTTTACTCCAATCATATGTTGTTCCAGCACTGCCACTTGCTATTAAACTATCCTGGTCTTGCGGCACATCTGAGAATTCTTGTTCAGGAGCAGTGTCTTCAACTTCTAACTCCTCAAACTCATTTTTTTCTTCGTCTGTCATACGTATCCCTCCATTACGTTTTTTATACGTTGTTAATGAAAGTAAAACTTACTACTATATAAATGTTTTGATTTTATAAAACCCCACAAGGAGTTTAAGTTTCACATATTTTCCAAGAAGTTTGGGGGACCAACTCCTTGTGAGGAAAAGAGGTGATTAAAAATTTAAGCCTAAACAATCATAACACTTATATTTACCTTTCTTTGTATAAATAAATCTATCAGTCATCTCTCCACAAAAGTCACACTCCACCTCGTAACCTCTACTACCTGGTTTTTTTACTACCTCTCTTCTTCCTAATATCCTATCAACAACATTCATCTTTTCTTTTTTCTCCTTCCAATTGGACCACTGCCTTGTCCAATACCTAATCCCCTTCCTTTGCCTTTACTCCTTACCTTACGTCCTGGTTTTTTACAAGCCATATTTACCACCTAAACCTTCCAATAGGTCCTCTACCTTTACCAACACCTAACCCTCGTCCTCTACCTTTACTTCTTATTTTACGTCCTGGTGTTTTACACAAAGACTCTTCAAATTCTACTTCTTCCTCCCAATCTTCTTCTAATTCTTCTTCTCCTTTTCCTAATATCTTTTCCACTGGGTCCATTTTTATTTACCTCCATTTTTAATAAGACATATATTCTTCTTCAGTTAATTTATGACCATGAGCTGCTGCACGTTTTTTAGCACACTTAAAACATAAATCTGCAGCAGGGTTAGTTTTCTTTCCTTCGCATTCAAAACAATACTGTGAATCATATATATCAGCTTCTATTAATCCTTCAAAAAATTCTTTTGTTTCATAATCATGATTGCCTAATATCTTTTTAACTGGGTCCATTTTTATTTACCTCCGTTCTCTAAAACCAACAACCATATGAGTAAGATGTGTATCATAATTTTCATCAGTAATTATAACATTACAATCAACACATTTAACATACCCTTTCTTTTTTCCTAATATCTTTTTAACTGGGTCCATTTTTATTTACCTCCTCCTTGGTGTACCATATTTACTTACCATTATAGCTTGATGCATTTTCAACGCTCTATTATATGCACCCTTCTCACCATACTTATCAATTGAATAACAATGTATGGTTTTGGTAACACCTTTTGTGTTACAATGCACAACACACCAATTTCTTCCATACTTTCGTAATGCCATTTTATTTACCTCCTCATTATTCCAGCTTTTTTCATTAACTTTTCAACATCTTTGCGTGTTAATAATTCGCCTTTCACGTTTTTTCCAAACCACTGCCAAACATCTCTGGTTTTTATATATTTCCTAAATAATTTATTTCCTGCTACATCAACATAAATTGGTTTCATATCTACCACTCTCCTTCATAACCTTCTTTATATTCCTTTACCTTTCTTTCAACAACCTCAGGTTCTAAACCAGTAATAATTTTCTGCATACCTGCTATAGCAATCTCATCCTGCCTCATTACATTTTTTGGTTGACAGTCTTTCCAATCAGGAACACCATCCATATCAGTGTCCTTCTTTCTGTGTTTTGTTCCAATTATTTTATTTATTGATTTGTCTATATTAAACATCTTTACCAAACCTCCTGTTTTTCTTCTTCATGAGCTATATAATCTTTACCTTCTCTAACCTCTGCTGCGTGTTTGGTTTTATCTATTGTACCAGGAGGATGATTTGGAGGAGAATAAACAGTATAAAGTTTTAAAGGTTCTTTACCAGTATTAATTACATTGTGTTTGGTTCCAGCTGGTATTAATACAGCATCACCACTTTTAGCTTGAAAGGTTTTTTTATCATTAAAAACAAATTTTGCACGCCCCTCCTCTATTCTAAAAAATTGGTCAACATTTTGGTGTGTTTCTGCACCTATATCTCCTTTAGTAGGAATACTCATTACAACAAGTTGCTCCTTATCACCAGTAAATAAAACTTTTCTATAATTTTTGTTTTTAATACTACTCTGTTCAATGTCACCAGTAAAAACATTCTTTTTGGGGTGTGTACCAAAAAAATTATTCAATACACGTTCAGTTGTTAGCATCCTTCCTTTAATAGTTTTTCCTGTGGGAGACCTTACTGTTGGTTGTGTAAATGGAAAGAATACACTTGCTTTTGCCATATATAACAGCTGCGAAGCACGTTGGCCAGACGTCTGCTCCGCAGAAGGCTTTAAGGGGGTTTTATTCATAGAAAGAGGTGTTCCCTGTAAAGCTTTTTTAATACTCTTATCAATATTAAACATCTAAATCCCCTTTAATATACATATAATTAGTCTTCTTCTTTATATATATATTTTTTATTCCCAAGAAAAATAGCGAGGAAATAAATATTCAACATAATACCTAGTAGCTTTCTCACCATATTTTAATATACAACCTTTAGTAAATCTAGCCAATCTTTCAACATTTAAATAATCATACTCTATTAAATCTTCCTTAAATTTTTTCATATCTTCTTGTATTGTTGTATTACTATCTAACTTTAAAGCAGCTGTTGCTTGTTCGACGTGCTCCCAATTAAAACTATCCAATTTTCTATCAACGTATTTTGTCCTAGAAGGCCAAAGTTTATAAAGTGGTGGTATAAGGTTTGTTATACAAAAAGCATTAACTATGTTCTCATCAAACTGGAATTTTTTATTAGGAAGATTTGTTGGCAAACTACCATGTTTTTGTTCTAACTCTCTATGTATCTCTCTAAATTCATTTGTGTTTAAATCAATTTTACTATCCCTCAGTAAGCACTTTATTTGAAACCAGAGGTAGTTATTCCTCATACCCTCAGGCAAATCATTCTCTAACATAAACTTAATTAACTTATGCTCCCTCAACTCTCCTTTCTTCATTCTTTCCTTTATTGGTATAGTCCTACTCTTCACAAAAACACTTCTACGTTTAAATTCTTTAATATCTTTTTCAAAAGATAATACATAATCACTTAAACCTGTATTTTCTTCATTTCTCATTGCCACAATTCCTCTCCAAGTAAAACTATCATATTTATAATTTTTTGTTTGTGGCAATGCACCCACACGTCCAATATTAAAACAAGCTTTATCAACTTCAACCCCAACATCATCTCTAAATTTACGTGCAAACATCATAATATGTTTTCCAATTCCTTTGCGTATAATTTCCTTCATAACTTCAAACTCCTCATTTAACACTGGATAATAATAATCTTCTTCTCTATGTTTGTGTTTTATAATCTTACTTTTTTTAAACTCAACCTCTGGCATTCTAATAGGAAAATCAAGTTTAATTAAAAGTTGTACACCATTTCCAGAACAGATTTTAATATAATTATTATTCCAAACCTCTCTTCCTAATTGTTCTAATATTTTTTCAGCTACATAATCACAATTCATTAAATCTGCCTTTGTTGCTGAACTATTCTTCTTTTTTAATCTATCAATATCAATAAATATAAACTTAATCTCTTCAACATTAATATCTTTTCCTCCAAAATTTTTGTAACCATATATATCAAAATTACGTTTACGTGGATTAATACCAAACCACATTGTAGTTTTATCTCTTACAAAAGCTATTACATTCTTCAGTTGTACACTATTATTTATATATACTCCACTTGGACTATATGGTAGTTTGAAACGTTTAGCAGTCTCTCTCATTATATTATAATCTTTAATACGTATCTCCATTACTTTATTATTACCATCAGACCACCATTCCCAAAAGTCACTTATAGTAAAATTACTATAAAACTTCTTTATTCTATCATTTTCGTCTAACCTGTGCCACTCCATTTTTTCTACCTGTTATTAGTGCTCCTAAAGATAAACCAAATACAACCCCTCCAACAATACATAATTTATTACCTTGTTTTATTTGTCTAGCCCCTAATCTGTAACCATCATCTAATGTAATTAGCTGCCCATCAGTTAATGTTTCAACATAATTAAAACTTTCATTAACTCCATAATATAATAAAATATAATTCATCTCTCCTTCCATCTCTTCTAAATTTTGCGCCACGTCCATATTGTGCCAACCTGTTGTAAACATATCAACACCATAAATTATTAAAACCAAACCCAACATAATATCCATTATTATAACTAATCTTGCAATCTCTTCTAACTTTACTTTATTTTTGCGTCTTTTTTTCTTTTTTTCTTTTTTCATATAAACTCACCCTCTGGTAGTCCAAACTCATCCTTCTTTATTGTGTCCTCCTCAATTTGTTTTTCTATTTCTTTTGCTCTCTCCAAGTCTGGAGGACCATGTATATTATAATCAATAGTATCAACAACGTCTAATTTACAATTTGTTTTCTCAATTATCCACTTCAACAAATCAAAATCCTCCTCTTTAATTTCTTTACGTTGATTTATTATTCGCGATAACCTAACAACATTATAATAAAACTCCTTTATCCTCGCATCTGCTATTATTCCGTAACTCTCTAATATTTTATCAACTTTATAAAAATGTTCTTTATCATCAGCACTTTCTTTATATTCTTTTAAACTGTCAAAAAATGTTTGTATTTCCTCTGCTTTTAATGCTCTTATTAATTCTAAGTTTTCACTTATTGTGTCCCTTGCCACATTTCCTTTTATAACTTCTGATAGTCCATCGTCTTGTTTTTCATTTACCAAATAAAAGTAAAAAGGAAATCGTTCATGTAAAGCATAATCATAACCATCAATCCACCACTGCTCCTTCTGTTTATATTCTATTCGCTTTTCATTAATAACTTTATGTAGGTGAGGGTTTGTATATTTAAATATTGGTTGATGTAGGTCCCATTTTTCATTCCATTCAACTTTCTCCTCACCACCTATTGTTACATTCAACTCTTTATATGCTTTCCTAATAACTCCTCTGTATTGCCCTAAATGATTATAGTCTAAATTTTCACTTATATTCACTTGTGCTTTACGTTTATTAAAAACACCTGTTCCGCCTGCTCTATCATAACCATAATCATCTTCAAGCAAAAATGTTTTTAAGTTTTGTGTCAACTCTTTATTCTCACCCGCCTCGTCAATATGTATTGTGTTATAAGTGCCTAAATATCCAGTAGTCACTATTTTCTGTTCCTTACCCATCAAACTTACTACAACTCTAGTCCCTCTCAAAGCAGCTACACTCGTACTCAAACCATTTGTGGTTAAGTTTAAATGGTTGTTAAGCAAAAACCCATAATATTTTAATACTGTTGTTTTACCTGTACTTGCTCCTCCCACTAATTGTATATTACCAAATAATTTTCCACCTAAATGTGTAATTGCTTTTTGTAATATCAACGCCACCTTAACTGGATACAACCCATAAATTTCCATACCTGTTTGTTGTTTAATAAAATTATCTAATGATTTTTGCATTGTAAAAATATAATTTTCATCCTCTTTTTTCTCTGGAATATTAAACTTATTTGAGCCTACAGATTTAACATCTATTATTTGATAAAGCTCAGTTTTTCTAGGATTCTTAACTCTAAATAAAACACAGTCATAAAATCCTGGAGCATATTTATTAAAACTAAATGCTCCTGTAGAGTGTTTATTTCCTTCTTCATCCTCATAACTTATATCATAATAATAAGCATCTTTTGTTGTACTTACCTCATTATCTGGATTAAGTTTAGTTCCACAAACACGTATTCTTTCTTCACCTGTTGGACTTATTGTAGTACGATATCCTTCACAACTTATTCTATTATTTGTACTAACTGTATCATAAGCTTTCATATTTGTTTCTGTTTTGCATTGTGTACATTTATAAAAAAACTCAATAGGATAATCAAACTTAATACTTGTGGATAGAATTTGTATATAACATCTTTGTAAAACATCAACATTTTGTGGAGTTGTAACTGGCATTGTTTTACTAAAATCATATCTAAACACAATATCACCACCTTCATCGCAAGTATATTTTCTTACATCTTTATATACAGTATGTTTGTCTAATACCATATATCTAACTCCACCTTCTTCTTTTATGTCTAATCCTTTATGTTCAATCTCATCATATTCAACTATACTTTTTCCCAACTCTAATAAAAATCCATTTAATTCTCTCTTAATACTATTTAAATCATCTGTTTTTAACATTAATGTTTTTTTATCAAACTTCGTTCTATTGTAATGTAAAAAACCTTTATAATCTTTAACTATTTTATCAACTTTAATATGATTTTCCTGTTGTAAAATCAACCTAGTAAGTTTTATAGCACCTAATTTGGAAAGACGCTTAAATTTCTTTTGTATAAATTTAATTACCTCTTTGTTATTAGAATATTCTCTAATCATACTATCAGTAATTCTTTCCATTTTCCTCCTTCACTCCTGTAACTGAAAGAAAATCAAAACTTAAAGGTATAGGTCCATCTTTATGGTCATCTAGAATAATTTTATCATCTAAAACTTCTAAACAAATTCCCCTGAACGTATGGGTTTTGTTGTTGACAAGTTTGGTTACAAAAATGTATTTTCCAATAAATCTAGTCCAATGTTTTTTCTCGTCAACTATAGAAATGTCAGACAACCTTCACACCTTCCATTCAATCATTTTAAAAAAATTTAAAGCCTAAAATTATAAAAAATTGTTATATTATTTAAATGTTTTGATTGTGTTTTTCTTATGAAAAACTAACTTTTAAATTTCACCAAAACCACCATTTACTATTTATAAAGTTTACGGTTCTTAACAACTATTTTTTAAAAAATCACCTAAATTAGAAATCAGTATATTAATATATAAAAATTCTTTCCAAAATACTACTTATTACTAATTCTTACTAAAAATTATGAATGAAATTGTTAATTTTTAAAAATCTTAACAGTCTATACTAATATACTATATATGTATATTTTTTAATTTTTTGCTCAAAACCTGTATATACGTCAAAGTGGTATAAATTGTTAAATATTAACAGGATTATTGAAAGATTTTAGTAATAAGTAGTATGGGTTACTAAATTGTTAAGATTTAACAATTTATTATAAAAACACATACATACAGGTTTTGAGCAGAAAATTTGAATCCTTGCAAAAAATAGTGATTTTTTAAAAGTGTTGTCACTTAGGAGTTAGTGACACTCATAATTACCTAAAAACAGGTTGTACGAAATCAAAATGTTTATATAGTAAGTGTACTTTTATATATATGAAGTAAATGGTAAAAAGTAAAAAACGTATTATTTACGCAATAGCTGATAATAATGGAAAAGGAAGGTTTGTAGGGTTTGTTGAAGCAAAAACAAAAGAGGTAGCTAATAACAAAGCTAAAAGTAAAAATAAGGATTATGCTCCTTATGGTATTCCAATACATGATGGTGGTGATTATAAAAGTGGGCTTTGGAATAGAGAAAAATTTAATAGGTGGAGAAGATAGAAGTAAGAAAAAAAGGTCAAAAAATTATAACTTACTATGAAGTTATTTATAATGGTAATTTATTTAAGGTTAAAGAAATAGAAGATGTAAATAAGAAAATGATAACATATGATGTTAGAAAAGAAGAAACACAAAACGAACGTGTAAATATAATAAAGGAGATATCAAGTTTATAGAAGGTGTTTTTAAAATGTCTTTTATGAAACCAAAAACAATTTATGAAAATAAGAAAACTAGAATATATATTAATCAATGTTATAACAAAGGAAAGAAAACAAAGTTGTATGTTGTTAGGAGAGATGATGATAAAGGAATTGGAAGACTTTTAGGAACAATAAAATTTGATGGAAGATGGAGACAGTATGTTTTTATTCCTGAAGATGGAACAAAGTGGAGTGCGATGTGTTTGAGAGGTGTGGCAGCATTTTGTGATGTGATTACAGTTAAATGGAGGATAAAAGTTTTGTTAAATAAAAAATGACTAAAAATTTAATTAATGATAGAGTACTTAATAATATAGCTATTAAGTTGTTGAGAAATTGGTTTGTAGTTACACCAAAAAGTAAAGAAGAACCAGAAGGAGATGTTTGGGGAAAAGACACTTCTTTAGGAACAATAGATGAAGTAAAAAGTGCTTTAATTAACGATATAATAGAAGAAATAGAGTGGAATAAAAAATGAAAACAAAAAATATATCTAAAGAAAAAGTTGTACGTGAAATTAATGCTCTTGGTGACGTTATAAGAAATAAAATTGATATGTTTGAGAAAGAAGGGTGTAATTTTCAAGATGAATATAATAAAGGGAGATATCAAGGAGCAATAGATGGCATGAAAGATATGTTAGACAATTTAAGTAGAATGGCTGAGGAGTTAGGATTACAATGATGAAGACAATTAAACACGGAGAAGAAAAACAGTTACCAAAAAACTGGACACCCGAAATGTGGGAAGAATTTATAAAATGAAAGCTAAAACAAAGTTTTTAAAAATGTTTTATAAACTTCCTGAAAGAGCAAGAAAGGAATTAGTATTTGATGCTTATGGTATAAATTCAATGACGTTAAATGTTTGTGCTATTGAAATAAGAGCAGATACAAAAATTGGAAAAAAGATTTTAATATGGTTAGGATATAAAGACGATTAAGATGGCTAAAAAAACAAAAGGAATGGTAAGGAAGTATGGTTGTAGTTATTGTGGTAAAACTTATGCTGTTGATTATTTTAGACAGATACACGAAAAAAATTGTGAAGAGAACGACAATAAAATAACACCCACACCTTATACACCCTTTCCAGAAACAAAAGGTACAATGTATAGTTGGACACATTTATCAGAGAGAGAAAAGAAGGCTTTAAAGAGGTTTAGTTAATGATTAAAAAGAAAGAAATAATATTGTTTGATTATAGTAAATCGCAACAAGACATTATTTTAGATGACATTGAAAAATCACTTTTAAGATTAGGAATTATTTTATTAATAATTTATAACTATGTGATTTGGTTTGTATTATAAAATGAAATTAAATATTAATTGGAATAAAAACATAACACAAGGTGGTCACGCTATATATGTTATAGAGAAGGGTGATATTAAAAAATTAATTAAAAAGATTTTTTTGGTGATATAAATGAAAGAAGGAAAGAAGATTTATTACACTTGGAAGCAGTTTGATGATGATGTTAAAAAAATTCTAAAATTTATTAAACGTAAAAAAATAAAAGTTAAATGGATTTATGGAATTCCAAAAGGAGGACTTGTGTTGGGTGTGGCATTAGCTAACCACTTAAAAGTTCCTCTGTTTACACAAAGGATGAGTTTATTTAAGTGTGTAAGGATGTTTTATAAGAAGGAAGAGTTAAAACATATTTTAGTTGTTGACGATGTTAGTGATACTGGAGGCACAATGTTAGATATACCAGACATTATACAACATTACACGGTTACATTACATAAAAAGAAAAGAACACAGTTTACACCAGACTTTTGGTGTAGAGAGA